GCGCAAAGTACGATAGTGTCGCGCGCGCACAGATCGCATAGTGTTCGCATGTTAGCTAACGTTCGTATAATACGCAATATTCAAGCGTGCGCAGGGCGAGATTAGCGGACCCCCCATCGGCCCCAGTTATCGGACCGAAGAAGAGCAATAGCCCCTCGCGTTGTTCCCAACCCCGCCCCCACCTTCCGCGCGTGCTTTAGAATGTTAAATAGCATTTACTACCCCTTGCTCCTCTCGCAACTTCAATACGCGCACTAGTACTTCACGCGGAATCCCTTCTCGGCCGGCTTGACAGTGCACTCGGAATGTGGTATGCTGGGGGTATGACCTACCGCCGTTTCCAACCTGACGACGCTGCGACCATCGCAAGCTGGGTCCGCACGCCGGCCGAACTCAGCCTGCTGGACCCCGTGGCCAAGTTTCCCTTGACAGCCGAGCAGGTTGTCTCGTGGGCGGCGCACCGCACGCGGGCGATCGTGTTTTCGGGCGTTACTGGGGTGTCTGGGTACTGCGAACTCCAAGCGTCCCGCGCGGAGAGGGGAAAGAATGTGTGGGTGTGCCGGGAGATCGTGCAGCCGGAATACCGCGGATGGGGCTACGGGCGCGCGTGGGCGGGAATAGCGATGCGGATCGCGGAAACGGAACTGGGCGCGGACGTGATCTCTGCGTGGATCGCACCACAGAATGCGCGGTCGATTGCGGTAGCGCAGCGGCTGGGTCTGCGGATTGTGCGGACAGACCGAGTGCGTGGGCGGTACTTCCTGCGCTTGGAGAAGGTGTGCAATGAAAACGAAGCGTAAACCCCGCGGGGCGCAGGTTGAGTGGATGAAGTGCGATTGCCCCAGCCCGGTCGCGTTCGGGTTGTTCATGCGCTGCCCGGCCTGTTCTTTCCTCTTCCGCGACGACTTACCGCCTCGAACCCCATCACAGCAGGCTGCACCTTCCAAAGTCTTTAGGGGGGTGCCTTGATCGGATCGCAAGTTTTTTATGCGTCCCGGCTTGACTATGCCCTTTTCGGGGCCTAGAACGGGTATGGAAACGGAACAAACCCTGAGCAGGGTAACGGACCTGATCGAACTCCCGATTGAAGCGCTGGCCCGTCGTTGGATAGAAAGCCCCAAGAAGCGCGCCACTGACCATGACGGCCGGTTCGATCACCTATCAAGCGTCCAGGATTACTACCGTGAGGTGGAAAGGCTTGAGTGCAAGGAAGCCAAGAAAGAGGCCCAGAGAGCAGCCAGACGGGCTTTGATGCACCCAAAGCCTCCGGTAGATCATCCAAACGAGAACTATAGGAGGGTGCAAGCCTACAAGGCGTACATGGGGTGCCAATGGCCGGGCTGCGTTGGGCACAATGATCCCGATGGCCTAGACCTCCACCACCGCGATCCAGCGACCAAGTGCTTCCAGATTTGTGATAATTATGATCTTCCTTGGGACGAACTCGTGGTTGAGATCGCCAAGTGCGACGTACTGTGCGCTTATTGCCATCGTGTTCACACCCGGAAGCAATGGAGAAAGGGACTACGAAGATGACAAAGGCCCTGTGGAACAACGGCGTCGGTGCGGTACGTCGAGGGGGAAGGAACGGGTACACGAAGCGTGACCAGGTGGAAGCCCTTTACCGGTGTAAAGTAGCACAGTATGACATACAAGAGGGGCGGTGCGGGGCGTGTGGTGAACCAATGGACCCCATGTACGCCTGTTGGATAACGGCCAAGTGGCAGAATGGGTTATCGCTGGCCCGCTGGGCCTTTGGACGTGAGTTGGAGTACAACCCCACAACGCATGACTTCGTAGCTAATCCTCGGTCCCCCGACGAAATCCTGGCCGAGTACGGGGCTGGTACGCGAGGGCATTCTCTCTACCACCCCCGCTGCCTCCGTAGAGTCAAATCAGAATCCCCCGGTGCTCCGGCGGGAGGGCCGGCCTGGGAGCGTGAGTACGAGTTGGCGGTTCAGGAGGGAAACAATTCTGCGGAGGCGTTCACCCTTGCCCACACACGCCTACGGGCAAAAGCGCTCGTGGGGCTGGCAAAGGCCAGAAACGACCCGAAGCGCATGAAAAACTGGCTCAGCAAGATGGAAAAGGACGGCAAGGAAGAAAAGCACAAGTACACGCGGGAACGCAAGCCCCGAAAGAAGAGGGTGCGGCAACTAGGGGAAGGCCCGGAGGCCGAAGCCGCGTTACGCGCAGAACAGGAGGCTCGCCGGGAGGATGATGACCGCTTGGCCCGTGAGGAGCAGGCCGTGCTGGACTATTATGGGGTCAAAAAACCCGCGCAGTTATCGGACGCTGGGTAGACTTCGGCACAGTGCGTGCCTACAATATACAGAAGGAGAAGTGCGTATGAAGCGAACATTGAAGGTGATCGACCTGACTCTCATCATCAGCCTGCTAACCGCGTTGCAGGGGTGTCCGATAGCGGGGTGTGCGTTCATGTCCTCGCCGCAGAACGCGGCCAAGTTGAGCAACCCGCGCCTGCGGATTGAGAAGCACGGGAGCAACGTCGTACTAGAGGCCGGCACCGAGATGAGTGGGAAGGTCAAGGCCAAGTATGACCCCGCCACGGGCGCGTTGGACATTGACGCGGAAGTCAACTCCAGTCCGTCGCCGGTCATTGCCGCGGAGACTGAGCGCGCACGCACGATGGAGGCGTTCTACGCGATGCAGATGGCCGCGCTTACGGCGCAGACCCAGATGACGACGGGCATGGTGAACAACCTCGTCGGTGCACTGGGACAAGTAGCCGGGGCCGCGTTGGGGGTCCCGATCGTGCGGCCGGCGGTTGTTGTTCCGCAGCCTGTCGCAGGCGGGAATAGCGATGCGGTTAAGGCTCCGAACTAAGGTGTTCCTGGCGTACGTAATCCTATGGGTAATTGCGTGCGTGGTTTGGGGAATCGGTTGCAGGTGTAACCCCGCGTATCCGAACTTCCCCTCGCGGTTTTGGCATCAACCATAGGATTGCCCAATGCCGAATAAAGCATTCCCGTGGTGGTATTTTCCCGGTGTGATGGAGTACACGCCTGATCCTACGGGGGAGGGCGATATGCCTGACGAAGAGGAAGATGAGGAACCAACCGAGGAGCCGGATGAGGACCCCAACGATGTTCCAGACGAACCGGATGCGGTAAAAAAGGCGCGCCTCAAGAAACTAAGGGACCGATTGACAGAGGCGCTGGGAAAGAGAAAACCGTCGTGAGCCGATCAAATGATGCGTTTGTTGCTGCTTCTGAGTTTGTACTTGCCGCTGGTGAGCGGATGCCATGTCAACCCAACAACGAAGGCGGTTTGGAAGGAGACAACGACAGGGGACATTGGAGGGGGTGGGGATTCAGTGGCCCTGTGGTTGGCGATAGCGGGGTTGGTCCTGCTCCCAATAGCCTCCCTTGCCGGGGCTATGATCTACCAGCATGTCCTGAGACCGCGGAGGATAATGAGCGAAAGCAGTTCGGCGCTAGCCGAGAAGAGGAATAGTAAGCATAATGGCGCTTGACCCCAATCTCGGTAGCGCGTTGACTGACCTCTTGGCCAAGAGGAAGTCGAGCCTAAAGGGGGGAATGCCCGCGGGCGCGGACAGCGGGGCGCTCACGGGGCTGGGTGGAATGCCGACCGCGAATCCAAACTGGAAACCCCCGCCGGGCGCGATGGGGAACGTAGCCCCCCCGGTTGGGGCAACGGCCGGACAGAACCGAGCAGCGTCGCAGGCACAAAATCCGGTGCAGAGGCCGCAGCGGCAATCTCAACCACAAACCCAAGTTGGAAGTACGAATCCGAGGACTGGGAAAACAAATCCTTGGGAGCCGGGGTCGGCGCAATGGAAGTCCTGGGAAAAACTCTATGGCCCACGGTAAGGCGAAAATGCGCAGGTGGATTGCGCTGGGGTTGGTGATCGGAATGGCCGTTGGGGTATGCCTACCATCCACGTGCGATCGGTGCGTAAACTACGTGGGTTGGTTGATTGGGTCTAATTGCTGGAAGGCGCTCATCCAGATGGAGCAGTTGAAAGAGGGGATGCGCATGACTCAACCCGCGATCGAAAGGGATCGGGTGTAGTATGGCCATTTCACCGCTGGCGGTGGGTGCGGTATCGGGTGGGGGGATGTCGGCGGGGATGGGGACCGCTATAGGAGCCGGTATCGGCGGGGGGATGGGGTTCCTTTCGGATTCGCAGAAGAAGAAGGAACAGGAGAAGCAGCAACAGCGCGAGAATGAGGAGCGGTATCCTGGTGGGCACCGGCGCATGGGCCAATTGATGGAGGCCCTGAATGCGTACCGGGAGCAGAAGATGGCCGGCCAGATGGCGTTGAGCCAAGCAGCTTTTAGCTGGGCAGACAGTTTGAGGCTCTAATGGACGAGAACTACGGGCAGTCGCCGAACTCAATTACCGCGGGCCGCACGCGCAAGCGTAAGAACTTCCCGGCCGACAGTTCGCCGTCAGGCGAGAACAGTACGATGGTCGAACGCGCGATGCGATCCGCCGAGAAAATGCGCGGCGTCTCAACTAAGCCGGAGGATGAAGCGACTCCGCAACCCACGACTGCCAAGCGCACGCAGTTCGCAAAACCCCCAAAGCCTGATACCTCGGCCGGCGGGGGCAAATTAGGGAAAGTATCGCCGGAGGAGCAACGTGGACAGAGTATTTCACAGGCGCTGCTTAAGGGAGCCGCGATGGTACCCAACTCCTCCTTCTCCGGTACTCTCCGGGGTTTACTTGGTGGGGCTTCTGTGGGATTGGACATTGGAACCGCCTTGGATAAATACCGGCGGCAGAAACTCGACGAGACCGCTGCTACTGCCGCGATGAAGATGTCCCCCGAAGCATCTGCCGGGGTTGACGTAAACCTACAGGACGCGCAATATATGTGGGGAAAAACCAGCGGGAAGAGAGAAGGGCTGCAACAGCGATACGCCCGACGCCGCAGGGAGTTAGAGGGGGAGAACTACACCCAGGAGCGGAATGCGTAGGTGCGTAGCACTAGACCAGATGCACAGAAGGAGAGTTTGCAGGGTGTGGAAGAAGAAAATGGAGGAACAGCTGCCGCCGTCGTTGCCGTTTACGCCCATAGCGACCATGTTCAAGTTGTCGGAGCCGGATTCGCAGACTGTGGAGTGCGTAGCGTGTGGGGCTATGTTCCCGTTGCGGGACCTGTTGACGTACGAGTTGGAAGAGAGCGAATGCCCCAGGTGCTCGACGACGGTGGGGATGTATTACGCCGGCAAACCGCACCGCGCGGTGGGGCAATGGTGAACTATGGCGGGATACCGGAAACCTAAGCCCAAGGTGCGTAGCTCTAAACCGGAAGCACGGGCACAGAATATTCCGCAGCCGGGCGCGCAGAGTATGCCCATCGGGGAAGGCCCCATGAACAACGCCGCGGGCAAGGTCGGAAAGATGGGTCGGCTGGTCGCGGGGTTAAAGAAACTACGCGGTCGCCGAACCAGTATGGCCGCGGGTAAAGGTACGGACCTACCCACGACCGGGGGGTATTGATGGGTTGGGATGAACGGACAATCCTGTGCCCAACCTGTAGGCAAGTGTACGTATTCTATGGGGTAACGGCCAGGGAGAGACAGTTGAAGAAGTCGGCGTGTGTATGGTGTCAATCGAAGCCCCCAGCCTCGCCACATCCAAAGGAGCGTAAACGTGCCACTACACGAAGGCAAGGGTAAAGAGGTCGTGAGCGAGAACATCCGTGAGATGATGCACTCCGAGACGTTCGCCAAGGGCAAGTCGCGTAAAAAGAAGAACCTGATGGCCGTCGCCGCCGCGTTGAGCAAGGCGCGCGGGGGTAAGCCGAGGCCAAAACGCAATTTGGCCAAGGATGCGATGAAGTCGTGACGACGTTGGGGGTGTTAAGGAAGTTCGGGACGTGCGCCGCATCGACCATCGATGCAGTGTTAGAGAATCCAAACGCAGGAGGAACAAATGGACGATCTTCAAGCCGGGAAAAACCCGCAAATGGTCTTTCAGTCAGCGACCGAGGCGTTCTTAGGCGATTCCGAAACCCCGATCCCGGTACGGGTGGGGCAGTTGGACGAGGGTGTACCGACCCTATCGCGCGAGGAGTTCAAGAGGGCCAGCCTCCGCCAGCGCCAACTGGATGCGGAAGCCGAACGGCACGCGAAGAACCAGAAGTTGGCCGATCAGGACCTAGCGGATCACCTTGTGGAGAAGGTAGCTGCGTCCCCCCCAAAGGCCCCCGCCGTCGCGCGGCCAAGTGGGAAACCGTTACGGGCACGCCGGACCACCTCGCCCCCGGCACCTAGTGCCGAGGACGGGATAGCCCCCGCCATAGACAAAATTTACGAAACCCAGACCGCGTTTGAGGCGCGGATTACGCGGATGGAAGACGGGCAGGCCCAACTTGCGAAGGGGGTGGACAAACTTGTCGAACTCCTGGCCGCGCGGGATGCCGCCGTTGAAACGCGGGAGGAGGAGAGCAGTTCGGCGCTAGCCGAGACAAAGAACTTCGATTGCGAACTGACGGACAAAGAGATTGCACTGGCCGATGCGTCCGTTCCTGACGACGATGACGACGACCTTGCGGGGGACGGGGTTGACGAAGTCCTGCCCCCCGACCCATTTGAGCCGGGGGACCCGAACCTCGCGCGGATGCAGGCGTTCATCCAACGCAAGACGCCGCTCAAGGACTTCCGCCGGTTCTGGCAGGGCCTCTGCCCACGCGCGGCGTTCCAAGAGTGGCCCATAGAGATGCAAGATCGGTTTACCGAACTGTTCCGTACGATCATCCTGCATCCGAAGTTCCTCGCACAGGTGCGCCGCACGGTATTGACGTTCCACAACGGAAACTGTATGGGCGAGGAGCAACAGTACAAGGCCCTGGTTATGCTGGCCGGCTCGTGCGCCCTTTATTCGATAATTACGGCGGAGGTCTAAGTGCCCGTCGTATTTCGTGACTCCCCGATCTTTCCGCTTCCCGCGGACTATTACGAATTGGACCTGAGTGGCCAGCGGATGGCCCGCGTCAATGCCGTAAGCCTGGGCGGGGACGCGGACCTGGAGGTAACGTCGTGGGAGTATTTCCGAAATTACTACCTGACGCCGCCGGAAAGTGGATGGTACGCCGATGGTTTCGTTGAATCTCCGCCGGCACATGCCGGTTGGGTGCGCGACTGGTATTCATATCCTCGGCTTATCACAGCCTGCCCGCGTGGGACGTGTAAGACCACAATCAATCTGGAGGACATTCTCCGTAACCTTGTTTCACGGAGGAATTGGCAATGCGCTCTCTTCCTTGCGACTAGGGAGTTTTGTACTGATCGGCTAGGACGAGTTGCGGGGCAGATTGAAAACAACGCACGCATCATTGATGATTTTGGCCGCTTGAAGCCCAAAAAAGGGTCTGGTACGTGGAACCGGGGTTCGGTATTGGAGACAACCACTGGCTGCAAGTTGGCTGCGAAACCGATCAAAGGTGCGAGCCTCGGAACACGGCCGTCGGGCTTGATCGTCCTTGACGACGTTGAAAAAAGTAAAGACCAGGTGGTTAATCCGGCCGATGAAAGGCAGGGGTTTCATAGCTTCTTCTTCAACGGGTTACTTCCGATGGCGCGGAGTCCGGGGTCTATAGTTCCGATGCGCGTGATCGGGACGTTGTACTCGCGGCAAATGTTCATCTACTGGTTATACTCCACCGAGGACCCGCGGGTGAAGGAGTTCTTCCATCGCACGCTGATGAATGTCCACGACCTTAACTGGGCCGCGATGGGGCCAGAGTGGATAGAATCCGAGAAAAAGAGGCTTGGGGCCTCCGCTTTCTCGGCGCAATGCCTCAATAAGCCGTCCACCGAGGATGAGGTTCTTTTGCGAATGCACCCGCAACTGACTACCTACTTTCTGGAGGACCGGGACGAGGCCGCGGTCACAAAGCCCCTGTCATCGAATGCGAAGATCGTTACCCACCAGGTAACATCGCTTGAGACAACTACGAACGTGGACGGCAGTACATCCGTAGCCCCAAAATTGCGTAAGTTGCTCCGTCCGTTTGCTGACGTAGTACGAGGGATGTATCGGTTTATCACGGTTGACTATGCGCCAACCGTCAATGAACTTTCGGACTTTAGCGCGGTTCATGTTCTAGGCCTCGAATCAGGGTCCGACCATCCTAACACATTGTATTCCCTGGATGCCTGGTTAGGCAAGGCCCAAAGGTCGGAGGTTGTAAAAATAATTGGGGAGATGGCAGTCAAATGGCAGGTGTACGTTATCGGGATCGAAGCCTACCCGTTGCAGATGGAGGCATTCGAGAGGTTCCACTTAGATTTGACTCCGGTACTTGGGGCCGCGTGCGGCGGGGGCGAAACGCACACGATGCCGGCAGTGATTCCGATAAAGTTCCCCCACTCGCTGAGCAAGGCGGAGAAGATAAAGGGGATGAGTTGGCGGTTCGATCAGTACCGCGTAAAGATTCCGAGCGACCGGGGGACCGAGATGGCCTACCGCGAACTTTGGAACCAGATCAGCCTATTCACGAACGACATGGGGTTATTGGAACATGACGATATTCTTGATACACTTGCTATGCACCAGCAAATTGCAAAGGGCGCGCCCCCAGTGGCCATTAGCGTGGCCCAAGACTACGACCCTGTGGCGGAACTCAGAAAGGGGAACCTACACGATCCCGATGGGTTCAGCAACCTGGACGCGGTCGCAGCGTGCGGGCGGTTGACGGACGAGGTGTGGACCGCGGCGCAGGAGGCGATGGAGGACGCAATGCACGAAGAGGCGGAGTGGGACTACCAGGGAGAGGACGGGTATTGAGATGAGGATTGGGCCGATTTTGATTGAACGGAGATCGCGTACGCAGATCAGGAGGGGAGTTGCGCGATCGGTGGTACGGTTCGGGAAAACGCTGGTGAACCTCTCGAACCTACGTCCGCCGTACGGGGGTCCGCCTGTTTTCGCACGAGGGTACTGTTGGTATCCTGCGGATGGGTGGTCGATAACGCTTCTGTACTGGGTCACGGATCGGTGGAGGGGCGGGACGGCGACCTGGTGGCACGGGTAGATTTCGGGAGGTTGTGGGCCTATAATCAGTGCGGGATACGCCGCGCGGAGAGATGAATATGTGGTGCAAAAAGTCAACACGAGCTGAACCTTTCGTAGCGCATTGGGACCCACACGCGCTGGCGGTGCTGGATCGCATAGAGACGCGGTTGGACCGGCTGGAGGCACTGGTACGTGATACGCGGGCCTTAGCGCGCGCGGAGGAGGTCCCCACCAATCCCGGAGGTGGAGTGCGCGAGTGGTTGCCGGTGCTGGATCGGTTCCACGAACTGACTCTGGTTGCAATGGGAAACGCGGACTTGGCGCAACAGTTTGGGTTGACCGGCCGGCAGCGCGAGGTGGCGCAGGCGGAGGGGCCGACGAAGTGGACCGAGTCGGATGAGCCGACCCCGGAGGGGGTAACGTATGGACAGTAAGGTTTGTCGGCATTGCAAGTTCGTGTTGTCATTAGACAATTGCCGTCCATCAAAACTCCAACGGGGTGATTGTATCTGCCGAGATTGTGAGAACACGGCGGTACGCGCAAGACGGGGAAAAAACGTCCACGCAGTTCGGGCTAAGAACAATGCGTACCACGCGCGATGTCGAAAGGAACTTCTTGCCGCTTACGGTGGACACTGTGTTTGCTGCGGGGAGGACACGCCGGAGTTCCTGACGATTGACCACATAAACAATGACGGGGCCACACACCGGAGGAGGATCAGTGGTAGGGGGAGGGGGTACAACGCACGGGTGGATTTATGGCTGAGGCGTAACGGGTGTCCGAAGGACAACTTCCAATTGCTGTGTATGAACTGCAACTTCGCCAAGGGGAAGTATGGAAGTTGCCCACACGCACGGTTCTCCCTACTGGCCTTGTGTAAGGAGGCAGTATAGCATGTCTCGTCTTGAGCTTCCCGATGTAGAAGACCACTTGGCATTGAGTCTCGACAGCGAACTCACTATGTCAGAATCCGAAATGAATTTAAATCTCACTTCATGGCGGATTATTGATGGATATTTAAGGGGAGCAAGAAAATTTAACGTGCTAGACAGATTCCAAGGAAGGGTCCTGATTGGGTACGAGCACTTGAGGGGGGATATTCTATATCGTCACGAAGATATAATTCGGCGATACCTCATTGAGGTGGGACGCTGGTTGCGTTCTGACTTGGCTCCGTCTGTGAAGCGGCGTGGGGAGTCCCTGGGGGATATGCGTAAGGCGGCGATCGCGTCCGCGGTCCTCCAAGCGCGGATGCAGGGGATTGACATTAACCGGCTGCGTACGCAGCTTATCATCCCGTACATCAAGTACGGAATTGTGGGGATCGCGCACCATGAAACCACTGACGCTCTTCACCCCGATCACATCGAGGTCGTTACAAGTCGTCAACTCCGGGGTATTCCAGCGTTCACTGAGGGTTACGAGTCTCTACAGGGTATTGCGCGAGCACGTTGGGTTCCGTACGATTGGATTCGGACCAAGGTAAAGGATTTGCACAATGTCAATCTTGACGATTTCGAGATCGAAACTGATCTTCGTGGTAGGAGAGTTGCATGGGGGCACAGTCCGCCGGGTAATAGCGTTGGCTATGAGGGGATCGGGCCTTCTTTGGGCTTCCTACAGGACCCCGCTAACAAGATTGAGCCGTTAGAGACTACGATTGGGAAGGTGACGCGGACGGAGTTTGATAAGGACATTAACCGCGAGGGACGATACTTCGTGAAGATGGAGGAAATCTACCCGTACGCGGACGATGCCATGTACGCCGCGGGACTCATTCTCAAGATTGGTCGCAAGATCATCTTCCGGGAGGATTATGAAAAGACTAACCTTCGGGTCATTTGTCCCCTACAGGTCGCTCGGTACACGGACACGGGTTCATTTTTTTCTCGTGGCTTTGTCGCTCCTCTCATCCCAGCTAATGACCAATTCGAGAAGGTGATTGCGTCCGTGGCGCGCAATCTGCGCGAGATGGATATGTTCGGGACGCTGTTCGTCAGCGGGGGAATGGGGATTGACCTCAAGTCCTGGAACAAGCCGGGGCCACGGCCGAAGGTGGACAAATACAACATCGACCCGCTTGCGCCGAATGCGCAGCCGATCACGTTAGCGCCGAGCAATATGGGGTTGATGCCCGTGAAGTTCGCGGAGTTTATGAAGGGCGTAACCGAGGGAATTGCGGGCCAGGGGCCGTTCTATGACGGGCAGGCCGCGGGGAGGATGGATAGTGCAGCAGGCCACGGTTTTCTGTTTAACGCTGGGAATGTTGGCCTTGGACTTCCCTCCCACAACTTGGCCGATGCTCTAGCGGCTATTTACGCTCGCGTGCTGCAATGCTCAAGGAGTAGCCTACGTGAAGGTGAAACAATTAAGCTCGCCACAATTGATGAGAACTTGGCCGGGGTCGTCTTTGACCCTGAGACAGGTAGTGCCTCTTTGGCACAGAATCCTGTCCCGAATCCTTGGGAAGTCTCAGTAGACGTGAAGGACCGAACGCCAAGCGACCCGGACTTGCGGAAGCAGCAGTTGGCGGAACACCATGCGGCGGGGTTGCTGGGGAGTACGCCGGAGGAGGCGTTCCTGCAATACTGGATTACGGTGTTCGAGGAGAACCTGGATGTCATTGGTGGTCCTAAAGACGTATTCGAGACCTGGCGCAAAGTCATCTGGCAGATTATACTCTTGTTTAACGACGGTGAAACTCCCGGACCTGTGGAGTTTGGTGAGCACACCCAGAATCCCCAAGTTCAACTCCTTGCTCTCCAACGGTTTATGAACAAGATCGAGTTTTCGCTGGCGTCTGATGAGGTGCAGCGCGAGTTCGAGCTTTGGAAGGAAGCACTGGAGCGGATGACGGGGGTATTCCCGCAAGGGATGCCGCCGCCGGAGGACGCGGCGCAGATGGCCATGCCGGGGATTGAGCAGAACATGGCGATGCAGCAACAGGGGGGTGGGGGAGGAATGCCCCCGGAGCAAGTGCAGTTGGCCCGGATGGGCGGGGCGGGTGCGTTTTGAAGTGGGACGACCTTATCATCGGGCCGCATCGGGTTGAGGTGATCGTGTTCGACCTGGCGGATAAGGATGCGTCAGGGGAGGCGCACATATCGCAGAATGAGATACACCTACGCGGGGGGATGCCGGCGTCCCAGGAAATTGAAACCTTGCTCCATGAGGTAGTTCATCTGTTGATGTGCTCAGTTCCGATGGGGGATACGATCGACGAAATTGTGGCGGGAGTCATAGGCCGGGGACTTACCGCGTTCGTAAAGGATAACCCGGCGACGGTTCGCCAACTGTTGAAGGTGCTAAAGAAAGAGGAGACTAAGAAATGCCAGAAGTGACTACAACGACTCCGGCTGCGGTTAGTACGCCGGACGTTCCGGTGAATGCCCCGGATTTGACCCCACAGGTTCATGGGCCGCAGACCCCCTCCGCTGCGAGGGCGGACAAGGTGGATGCGCCCCCGCCTGTGGAACCCAAACTCGCCGCCGACCTGGCTAAGGCTACTGGGACAACTCCTGCTCCTACTGGGATAGATGCCCTGTTGGAGCAGTTGAAGAACCTGCCGGTGAGCCAGGTGGATGCGCTCTTGGACGCAATCGACCGGGAGACGGGGACTCAGCGCGTTAGGAACGAGTCGGCAGAAGAGGAAGGGGTCCAGATCGACGACTCGTCTGTATCGCGTAAAGGGCCGGTGAAGTACGCGGAATTGGACCAGGGGACGCAGAGGGCCGTCGCCGCAACCCACAACTACATGATGGAGCAGGCGGTTACGCAGGTGCTTGACTCGGACAAGGAGCTGTCCTATAATATGTCGGTGATTGGTCCCAAAGCGCGCAATTCGGTGGTCTCGATCCTCAAGGGCCAAATGGAGAAGGAGATCGCCAAGGAAGGGGATCGGTTCGACTACGACTGGGCGCGCGTGGCCCAGGCCGCGATGGCGAAGGCGGGTCCGATTGTCGCGCCGTTCTTTGACCGGCCGACACCAAGGGCGGGGATGGGGCCGGGGGGCACGGCGAGCTTGGGGGGTAGAGAGTTGCAGGAGCCGAAGCGCGTACCGGCGTATGCGGATGCTGAGGATTACGCGACGTACATCGAGAACAAACTGCAATATGAGATGCAGAAGGCTGAAAGAGAAGCTCAGGTGCCGGGGTTATGAGGGCATCCCGGAAGGAGAGAGACCGGCGTATGCGAATAGGACGCCGGGTTTGGGTTCTAAGGCTCGGCGGGGGGCGATGTGTCGTATGCGGGGAGTCTGATTTGCGGTGTTTGGAGTTCCACCACCGCGACCCGAAGACAAAGAGATTTTGTGTAATGGATTCACTTGCAAGGACTCGTCAATCGTTGACGGCCGAAATAGAGAAATGTAGCCTTTTGTGCTCTAACTGCCACTCAAAGCTACACAGGAACCTTGAGGACTACACAGTCCCAGAATCAGGACTCCTGGGCTAACCAGGGTCGGAGATCGTAGATCATGGCAACAACTACGATCATGGAAAGCACGCTTTCCCGCACCATACGAGAAGAAATCCTCCCTTCAATTTATGAATTGGGGGGACCAAAGGACCCCGTGTACAGCATGGCGAAAAGAAGCTGGACCAATGTGAAGCGCGATCAGGGGATCGGGCGGAACTACCAGGTCCACAAGGTCTGGGGGCTGGGGTTGGCCGGAGGTGGGTCGTTCGGGAGCGCGTTAGGCAGCAACATGCTGAACGCGGATGCCTGGAACTTCTCCGCGTTTGGAAACCCGGAAACATGGCCGGGCTTCGATGAGGTCTCCGCGCCGACGTTCCTGCGCTCGCGCGTGACGCTCATCAAGCACAAACTCAATATGTTCATCCCACGCGACATCATGCAGTCCGACCAACTCAACTCCTCGATTGGGGCGGTGACGCCGTTCTACATCAAGGGGTTGGCGAACCTCGCGCTAATGCAGGAACTCGGCACGTTCTATAGTACTGCGCCGACCACGGTTGCGATTGCCGCGATTGGGGATACCAGCGCGACGGTCACGAATGCGTCCGCGGACACGACCGCGATCAACGTAGCCCTAAATGGAACGGGGGCAGTTGGGCGTATTCACCGACTGCACAAGGGGCAGTTGATTGATCTGTACAACGCGGCCGGGACTGTGAAGCGCAACACCAACTTCCAGGTGTTCGTAGACAACGTGGACTACTTGGCCCAGGTCGTGCGCTTACGTCGGCTGGATGGTTCGGACCTCCAGACTACGACGGTCCTCGGCGGTGGTGTAACGTACGCCGGGGCCGGTGGTGACGACGACATCGTCGTGCTCAAGGATTCAATTGGGTTTACGCCCGGTACGATGGAGTCCTGGGTCGCTGATGGTTCGACGATCACTACGTTCTTCGACATCGACGTGCGCGATCATGGCGACTTCAAGAGCCTGCGGCCAAGCGCAATCTCTGCGCCGTTGACCGAATCGTTGCTTAACCGACACGTCGGGTACTTCTACGAGAGTTTCCCCGACGCGCAACTCAAGCGCGCGATTACCACGATGGGCGTCCTACTGGGGTTCATTGACAACATTGACTCGGTGAACACCGGCGGTATTACCTCCGGTTCGACGAACACGACCTATCCTGGCCGGTTCAAGTACGAACGGCAAGGCAAGGCGTTGGACGTTGAGGCCGGGTGGGACACGTTCAACTACCGCTTCGGCGGACGCCAGTTGGACATCTACACCTCGCGTTACATGGCCAAGGGGCGGTTGTACGGCGGCCTGTTTGACCTGACGCGGTTCGTGCCGCCTCCGGTACCGGGCAGCAAGATGGACTCGCGCATCGGCGAAGAGATTCAGTTCCTTGGTAGCACCGGCGGGTCCGCGTATGACAGTATCTTCGTGCGCGCCGATCACAACGATCGGTTCACGAACATGCTCCAGTGCCCCGCCGAGCGTAAATCCGTAGTCATGCCCGGTCAACCAAACTTTCTTGAATTAACCGGCATAACCGAAATGACTGGTTTTTAGGATTCTGTTAGGGTGGAGAGAGTTGTGACGAGTGAAAAGAAACTCGCGTGGCAAAGGGCATACTACCGGGCTAATAGAGAAGAAAGATTGGCCTATGGTAAGGAACGCTACAAGAAGCCGGAGGTAAAGGCACGGATGCGGCTCGCCCGAAAAGAATGGGGCGAGCGCAACAAGGGCAAGGAAGCCAAGCGGCTCAACACGCGCTATGTCGAGAACCGCCGGGTTCTATGGCAACTGAAAGCAGATAAGGGTTGCATCCACTGCGGTGAACGCGATCCGCGTTGTTTGCAGTTTCACCATCAGGACCCGGAGCAAAAGGAGTGTAATGTATCGCGCCTTGTATGCAGTTTGAGCAGGGCGCTGGAAGAGGCGGCAAGGTGCGTTGTGATGTGCGCAAACTGCCATTGCAAACTTCACGTACCCGACCTCGAATAAAGGACTCTCCTCCCGCGTGATCGGCCGGGTCCGGGCGACCGGCCCGGCCGGTCTGTTGGACGGAGAGACGGAGGAGTGCGATATGGGAATCTTTCGAGTGCGCGCGGGAGAGCATCAGGTGCGGGAGACGCCGTTTGCGGACTTCCTACGCCGCCACTTGCGCGATCCGAACCTGTTTACAGGGTTCAACACGCAAACCGGCCGGTGGTTCCTGGGTCTCTGGGTTCGCAAGGACCAGGGGTTAGCGCAGGACATTGATGACCTCGGCGAGAACCTGGAACTTGCCAACCGTGAGTTGGTGAAGATGCTTGAGCGTACGCGCGAGGGCGTGACCAAGGACGACCTGCGGAGGAGTGTGGTTGCCGCGGAACGGAAGGGGTTGGAGTTCGAGACGCAGCAGGCGCAAGAGTTCCAAGAGGTTCAGGAGTGGGTACAGAAGCGCAGCGGGTCCAATGTACCCGTGTTGATGGGGTAATTGCATGGCTTTTACATACTACGTCAAAAAGGGGGGAAGTGACCTAGCTACGGGTCTTACGGAACTCTTGGCCTGGGCGACTATCGACCACGCCATGAACACCGTCGCCGCGGGGGACAAGGTGTACGTTAAGGCGAATGGGAACTACGCTGAATTAGCAACCATTGATACTGCCGGAACCGCTGCGGCTCCAATCATATTTGAAGGGTATACTACAACTCCGGGCGATGGAGGTCGAGCAGTTATAACGGGCAGTAGTGTTCGTGCGAATTGTGTAACAGATAGCCTTGCGGCGGATACTCTCATTTATTACGTTTTCAAGAACTTCAGTATGACGGCGGCGACGGGGGCGGGACTACTCACGGATTGCAGTCGTCTGACCTTTAAGAACTGTAAGTTTGACACCAACGGTACGATCGGCCTGTCATGTCGAACGACGGTTTGTGAGGCATGTGAATTCTCCTCTAATGGAACAAATGGAGTAACTACATCGAGTGCCGGTGGGGTTGGTGGAATTTTCATCGGATGTAAATTTTACTCAAATACGGGACGGGGTCTCTCCGGGGGGTTGGGCTTGGTCGTATTTGGGTGCACTTTCTTTAATAATGGAGGAGATAACATCCGCATGGGCGGTGGAGGAGGTACATTATCTACCGTTCTCAACTGCACATTCGATGGGAACGCCAAGAACTCTGATAGCGGTATTTCCTGGGGACCGTGTGATGCTTTGGCATATGTGAACAATGTTCTTTACGATTGTGACACCGGAGTTGCGGGGGATGCAAACATGGGGGAGTCTATTTGTTCACGAAACAACCTCGTGAACGCCAATACAACCGCATATACCAACGCCGCTACGTTCACAGGGGAGGTTACCTCGGCTCCACAGTTTGTGAACGAGAGCGGTGGGGCGGATTATCATCCAGCCACAAATAGTCCCTTGCGGGATGCGGGGTTCGATGGGGGGGCGAGCATGGACATTGGGGCAGTACAATCGGTAGCGGGGGCGGCGAGTAACGTGTTCAAATTGCGAATTGGTGTCTAACGGCGGCATGGCCGCAAGGAAAAGGTAATGAAGGCAAAGACGACTCTCAAGGACAACGTGCAGATTGTGGTTCGGGGACCGGATGGTACGGTCAAGCACGCGAGCGTCCACAATACGATGGGGGCGGCGGGGTTGGAAGGGACGGCTGAGCAGCTTCTCGATACCCCGTCCCTCTATGTTGTACCGGGGTGGATGGCGATTGGCGAGGGCGTGCCGACCGGCTTCGGGCTTACGGACAAGCTCGGTGATGAGCTTCCTGTCGGCGGGACAACGCTTGGCCGGATTGCTTTCACAACCAAGACGCGGACGGGTGCGGTTGTCACGATGGTTGGGGACTGGGGTGCGGGCGAAGCCGAAGGTGTCATCACCGAGGCGGGTCTCTTCGACGTAGTGACCCCGGACACGCTCAATATGTGGGCTGGTACGAACTTCCCCGCGATCAACGTGGGCGCGCTCGATACCCTCCAGATCACCTGGACCATCACTGTAAGCTAGGGCAATGCCTGCTCTAACTAAGACAAGCACGGACGGGGTCTCCCTGTCCGATTCGTCGGATGGAGTTTCCCTGTCCGATGTTCTCTACCTGACCGTAGGAACCACGGTGCCGGACGGGGTTTCCCTGTCCGACATGGTAACCATTAAGGTAGGGAAGGTCTTAGCTGACGCGGTTACCTTAGCTTCCGCCTCCGTGGAGAACCAGGGCCGTCTACTGGGGTTATCCGACTCGATTACCCTGTTAGAGGCCCCCGTTGTTGGGACGGCAAAGGCACTCGCTAATACGGTTACCCTATCGGATACTCTGGCCGTTACGGTGGGGAAGGTCCTGGCGGATACGGTTACGCTAGGAGACGCCGATCAGGAGTCCCCAACAATCGTCCTTGGCGACTCGGTTACCCTGTCTGACGCAGTGGCGGTCGAGACAGGAAAGGCCCTTGGTGACTCAGTTGCCCCGTTAGACACCTCCGTTGCTAAGATAGGTAAGAACCTTGATGATTCGGCCATCTTGTCTGATGGCCTCATCGTCGGCATGGGAAAGGTTCCTGCCGATCCAATTACGCTATTGGATGCGGTAACTATCGTGGTGGGGCAGGGGCTTCCTGATGCGGTAACCCTGTCGGATGTAGAAGTTCTTGCGGTTGGAAAACCTCTGGCCGAAACGGTTACCTTATCGGATGCCGCGCTCATTGTATTGGGAAGAGACCTTTCCGATGCGGTTACTTTGTCGGACACGGTAACCGTTACGGTTGGGAAGTTCTTGGCCGAAACGATCACCCTATCCGAAACCTTTGAGGCGGGGCACAGGTTTTTTGATACAGTTGCCCTGTTGGATACGGTAATCATTGCGGCAGGAAGACCCCTGGCCGATGCGGTCGCGTTGTCGGATGCCTCCGCTATTGAGGCCGGGAAAATCCTGGATGATGTAAGTACCCTAACGGACGCGGTGGTCATTGTAGTTGGGGGAAATCTGGCCGATTCAACATCCCTAGCCGATGCCCTTACCATCAAGGTAGGGAAAGCATTCGCCGATACGGTTACCCCCGCGGATACTCCGGCCTCTGTGGTAAGGAAGTGGTTTGCCGATACAGTTACGTTGGTGAGCGCCGATCGAAAGACTCCGAGGAAGAACTTCGGGGACTCGATCACCTTAACTGATTACGAAAGTTCGGGGGAGGAGTTCGACCCCCTTCTTGATCTGTACGAGCCGGTTACCTACGGCCTCACGGACGTTTAACGGAGATTCAGTATGAGTAGAGATGCAGTACGTGTTGGGACAGCAGCGACGCCGACGATTACGACCACAGGGACGCCTGGTGCGTCGGATCAGGTACGGGAGTTCCAAGATACCGGTCGGCCGCGATACGCGCGCCCGTGCGTGGTGACGAACCTGGAAGTGGTTGGGGGAGACATCCTATACGTGCTCCCGAACGATGTGGATTGCTCGGCCACGAACTTCATGGTCAAACTCATGCCCGGTCAGGCGGTGGACCTGTCGATTGAGTCCCAAGTCGCCATTAGCAGCGTGAGTCTGTACTTCGTCTCTGCCGCCTACACCAAGGCTCAGGTTCGCGGCTGGTATGCGTAGGGGGTAGCTCATGCCAACCTACTATGTTGACATGGCCGTTGGGAATGACGGGAACCTTGGAACCTCGGAAGGGGCCGGGAACGCCTGGAAAACCCTCGGCAAAACGCAGACCGCCCCGATTGCCGCGGGGGACAAGGTGTACGTCAAGGGGTCCGCGGACTACACCGAAACCCTGACCATTGCCGTTGTTGGAACCGCCGCGGCCCCCGTTGTGTTTGAGGGTTATACTGGATCACCGGGGGACGGGGGGATGGCGACGGTGAACGGGGCCGCTGCCCGTGCGACCGGGTTGACCCCGGCCGCGGGGTCCAACTTCCACGTTTTCAAGAACTTCCGGTTCACGGACCATACTGGGGTCGGGGCGGGGAACCTATCGGGGGACTACTTCACCTATAAGAAGTGCCGGTTCGACAACAACGGGGGAGATGGACTCAACGCGGATCAGAGTTGCCTGTTCGAGGGTTGCTACGCCCACAATAACGGGGGGGACGGGTTCGATGTGGGGCATACCACCGCCTTCATTTGCTGTATTTCCAACGCCAACACCGCTAACGGATTCGGCTCGGAGGGGGGGACTTTCTACAAGTGCATGGCGTTTAGTAACGGAGGGGTCGGTTTTTACACGCAGCTAAATACGTATCATATTTTCATTGATTGCGTGGCGGACGGAGACGCGAAGGATACGAATGAGGGGTATGACCTTTCCGTTGCCTATACCTCTGCACAACTGGTGGTTGTCAACTGTGTAGCATACGACTGTACGGCAGGGTTTGTGAGTAACGCCAGTCTGAACACGGAACGGAGCATCTCCCGAAACAACCTGGTGAATGCGAACACTACGCCGTACACCAATTTCCAGACCTTTACCGGCGAAGTCACCGCGGCCCCGGCGTTCGTAAGCGAGGCAACCCAGGACTACACCCCGGATGTCGGGTCGCCGCTCATTGGGGCGGGGTTCGGACTGGAAACGAACGCCTGGATTACGCAGACCGGGGATGCGTCCGATATTGGGGCGATGGACGAAGTTGGGGGTGGGGGACCTACGGATTACCCTGTTGAGACAGACGTGCGGGACTTGGTGGACTATAACTTCGGGACACAGACCGGGGAACTCATTGTCCCCGTCGTTACCGACGTACGGTTGGGCGTGGATGTAGACACCCCCGCAACGCATGGAACCCTAATAGTCCCAGGTCCTACCGATGTACGGGATGGGATAGGCACAGATGCCACGGTAGGTTCGTGTCATGTTCCCGCGGTTGGGGATGTACGGTTCGGAGTTGACGTTGACGCCGCTACAGGACTTTGCTATGTTCCGGTTGCAACGGATGTGCGGTTCGGGGTCGATGTAGATGCGACCACGGGACTGTGCAAGGTCCCGGCGGCAACGGACGTGCGGGATACGGTCCCGGTGGACGCCGGTACTGGAAGTTTGATTGTCCCCGCCGTTACCGACGTGCGGTTAGGTGTGGATGTGGATACTCCTGCAACGCACGGTACTCTGATTGTCCCTGCCGTAGGGGATGTCCGACTCGGCGTGGATGTGGACACGGCGGCAACGCATGGTACGCTGATCGTCCCTGCGGTAGTCGATGTACGGTTGGGTACGGATGTAGACACGCCGGCAATACACGGGACGTTGATCCTCCCGGTTCCGGCGAATGTTCGGGCGGGGGTGTTCTACGATGACGGGATTGTCGTGGGGACGCTGGTTGCTGGAGGCGGGGCGAGTGGGGTCGGCCTCAAGAGTGGAGGTAATCTCTGATGTCGTTCCAGGGTATTGACGTAAGAGCAACGGCAGACCGACTCCTGTTCCGCGCTTTCCTCCTGGATAGCGCGGGGGTTAAGGTTACGGCCGGGCCGACCGAACTTCGGCTTTATGAATTGCAACCGGGAGGGTCCCTCAAATCCTACGACTTCTCTGATGACACCTTCAAGGCGACGGCTCTCACTACACCCGCGTCCGCTATGCTTCACCGGCCGGGGGATAACTCTACGTTCGATACTGGTTTTTGGACAGTCGCCCTGACAACCCTAACGGGGTTCACTGTTGGGTCCATCTACCTTGCCGGGGTCAACAACGCAGGGGCCTCCCCGCCGGATCAAATGCGGGAGTTCCAATTCGGTAATGCGGAAGGTGATCTGATCGTCAATGCCGCGCGGCTAAACGTGGATGCGACGGCAGTTAGTACGAGTACGACGGCCGCGGATCGACTAGAAGCAGCCCTGGCCGTAGCAACGGGTATTGACATTAACATGGGGCAGGCGGTCCCGAATCCCGGCACAGTGGACACGACCGGGCGGGCGCTGCGGACGGCCCACGATATGAGTTCCCTGACAACGGGATTCTCGCCGACTGTGCCGAACAACCTGCAAAGTTACCTTAAGGCCATGATGAGCAAGGCGGCGGTGGTTCCGACCGGTATGGGAACGTACGACCCGGCGACGGATACATTGGAAGTGCTCCGGGAACGGTTGGACCTGATGACCGGGGCGGGGTTCTCTACCGGGACGGACAGTCTGGCCGCGATTCGGGACGCGATCGATACCTTGCTCGCGCCCGTGGTTACTGCCAGTAGCGCCGGAAGCGTTGGCTTCCTGGCGGAGTGTGTATCTCTGGTTCGGCGAGCGACGGATGAGCCGTCGATCACGCCGAAGTACACGGATGCAGATATCATCGAATACATCCACAGTGCGTTCGATCAGGTGCTCGCCGCGGTCAACATCGACACTGACCACCCGATCCTTGTGCGCCACAACATATCCGTAGTGAACGGAACACAGGAGTACATTCTGCCGTGCAGTGTAGGCGAAATCTGGCGGTTGGCCAAAATTGACACAACTACGCAGCTACCCGTGTGGGAACTCTGGCCGTCGAATGAGTACACGTTCGCCGGGTACGGGTTCACGATCGAGGACAACATTCTGCGTTTCGGCACCCCGCAGGTAGTAACGCAAACGCTCCAGCTTCTCTATATGCCGAACAGCGAAGTCTCCATTCACCTGGGCACGGCAGCCTCAGCGACGGCCTCGACGATCGTGTTCGCGGCGGTCCCAACGGCTGGGTCACTGGACATCCGGCCGAACGGGTATGCGGGATACGTGGTGCGCGTACTGAGCGGTACGACGGGGGCGGGGCAAGACCGCGTAGTGGATACCTACGATGCAACGACCAGGACGGCGACGGTAAGGCCGGTGTGGACGACTACTCCCACCGGGACTATGGTGTACGAGGTCCTGCCGCAGTACAGTCGGCTCATCAAGCATATTGTGGTAGACTACGCCGCGCTGGATGTATTGAGTAATGAAGCTAAGAGTGCTCGGCGCGGGGAGATTGAGAAACGCATCCAGCGCAAGATGACCGCGCTTCGGAATACACTAAGCAAGAAAGTCAATCGGTTCGGCTCGCGTGGGCCGGGTGTGGACACGATCGACAACCAGGACCTGTGGCCGTTGATCCCGTAAGTGCTTCCGGTTTAGAACTACGCACATGCGATTCAGGAACACACCATCCCAGGGAAGCGACTTCGCGGGGAACAAACGCCCCGCGTTGCTTGGCCGTCATGTGCGGTCGCGCCTGTTCGTGCCGATGGACAACGCGAAGATGTTCGAGCAGGCCCCGCTGGGGGACAAGTTCCCCAACCTGCGCACAGTCGGCGATGATGGGGAGGTTGTGGATACGCCGCTCCGGCCGCGGGGGCAGGAAGCCGCGGAGTGGGACTTGCCGGAGCCGCTTCCGGCAATGCCCGATACACGACCGCCGGAGAATCATCCGATGGATGTGCGCGTTGGCGGTGCGGATCGGCCGGATGTAAGTAGTATTGCGGCGGCGGGGAGGTACACGGTTACGGGTACTACGGTTAGCAGGGCGCTGAACGTTGCCGCGCCGACTGCCGCGAATTGCGCGCAGGTATTGAATGGACTACTGTTGGACCTGCGATCCCGCGGGATTGTAAACAAGGTGTAATGTGCCCGAAAGAAGGCATGACCCGCAAGCTAAGTGGTACTATGAAGCGCGGTTCCCCGGTATGGACCTGCGTATGGACGACACTGCGACCGATCCGCGGATGCTCGTCGATGCCGTGGGGGTGGATGGGCGGTTTGAGGGGTCTGTGCGTACGTTCCCCGGCTTTGGTGCGCAATCCGTCCACGGGGTTCCGTCTCCACAGTCCGGCGTTACCACCATACCGGCGATTGCTAATATCTCCCTTGTCAAGTACATCTCACTGCGTAAGGGAATTTCCCCGCACGCCATTCGTGGGTTGATGATGTTCGGGGACAACCAGGCGGGGACCGGCAGCGCGTTGTACTTCGCCTACCGCGATTCGGAAACCGGGGCGTCCGATGTCGTAATGTTGGAGGATTTCCGGTCCTGGGATGACTTTCGGCCGACTACGTTCGAGGACTACGACATTACCTACCTTGGGCGCTATGCCTACCTCGTGAACTCCGGGGATACCTACGCAAACGGTACGTTCCTGACGAGACTCGTAGACAAGGCCGCACCGTATAATAAGGCGTACTTCTATGACTTCAAGATCAACGATTGGGACAAGTACGTTGGGGGAATGCAGGGGCGCATAATGGGCGCGCTACCCGTACGTACACTTGCTACGGACCTTAATGGTATTGGGGGACCGGGCCTGAACCCCGGAGACTACGCATTTGATGCCGAAACCATTGGAATTGGGGACCCCGTTATTCTTAGCGGCGAGTATACTTACGCCTGTGAGCTTATCAGTCGGAAGCATGGGTTGCGTTCCTACCTCCGTTGGGCTACAGTCAAGGCGCTCGGTACTCCCCTCTCCGCCCTACGGTGGGCCATAGCAAGATGTAGGTTGCCGGATAGCGGAGGAGGAAGTACGAATCAGATCATGGGCAACGCAAATGCCTTAACCGCACCCGTTCATTGGGGGATTGGGCATGTTGATGGGTTTCGGTTATGGCGCTCTCCGCGTAATGACCAGGGAGCCGTCTTGGTTTCAGGAAAGTACCAGGCCACTCAGCATCTCTACCTTGTACGGGAGTATGAGGAAAAGGACCTCTACAATAGCGGCAGTGGCGTCCAACTGTGGCAATTTAACTACACAAACGATACCGTGTCCGTATCCCCGCCAAACGTGCGTAACATACAGAGCATGACCGATGACGGGCTAATGACGCAACTACAGTACGATGCGGTCGCCAATGAAGTCGGCGCGGCCCCGCGCATGAAGCGGATGGTGGGGTTCGACGGTATGCTGATTGGCGTGACGGACCCGCGGGAGCCGGTGACGCCCGATCAGGACTGGAAGCACGTCGAGCAACTGCCGGAAGCCATCTGTTGGTCCGCTATCTCGCAGGGAGAGGTCGAGAATTTTCCGGTTTTGAACTACGAGGAACTTGACGATCCGTCCGAGCGGGTGCTAGGATTGTTTGCCGGGTCCACGGCTGCATTCGCCGTGACCAACATGGGCATCTACCGCATCCTGCGCGCGGGCACGTCGCTGTCCATCACGCGCATTGCGTACCCGCTGGGGTGCGTTGGGCGCTTTGCCGCGTGCTGCGTGGGCGATGTGTTGTACGTCGTCACGCGCACGGGCGTAAAAGAGATCGACGGCGCGACCGGGGAGGTCCGAAATGTACGCTTACTCAATCGGCTCGTGTTCGATGACAAGCGCTGGGCTGGAACTCTATCCTCCGTTCAAGTGGGCTACGATGGGTTTGCGGGAGCTATCGTATTTCTCAACACTTCTCTCCACGAACTCGTTCTTCTTTGGGAATCCACCGGGGCGGTCACACGAATTGTGGATGCACCCTGGTCTTTCATTGCGAGCGGGCCGGATGTAAAGACCAACAATGGAGCGCAGCGGGCGTACCTGGTTGACTCGGCGGGGAAAACCCACACGGTGGATGCCTTCCGCGAGGCGGGCAAGGCGACCATGTGCGGAGCGTCCGCATCGGAGACTGTGAATGGACAAGTTACTACGGGTTCTGCAACTCATATCATCAATACTGCCGCTGCTTTCCCAGTTGGTTGCGTCGGTTTCAAGGTTTATATCCTCTCTGGCGCTCGCAGTGGCGAGACGGCAACCATCACCGTCCGCAACTCCGGGACCGATCTCACCGTCTCCGGCCTCTCCGGGACCCTCACAATCGGAGACCGTTACTCTGTCGCCCCCGTCGTCGTGAACCTCCGCTTCCCCCGGCTGTCCGGGCTGGGGGCAGATGATCCATTCGTACGGAAGATCGCGTCCAACATTACAGCCTCACTTAGCGACCTACAGGGAGAGGTTACGTCCAGTGATGTGAATGCCTACGTCTATATGGGGTTGCACTCCGGGTCCCAGGAGCTTGTGTCGTCGCCCGTGCGGGTAAGCGTCATCCCGGACAAGGTGGTCGTCCAGGCGGCGCGTGCCAAGAACAAGATATTCCCCTTCCTGGCGTCCTATGGGTCCAATATGGACTACAAAGTGGATGCGATCCTGGTCCAGGGCCAGTTGTCGGCCTCAGAGGCGGAGTCGCGTCAGGGGTAGGGCTTGAAATAGGCCCCTTTGGGGCCTATAATACATCGGGATCGCTATGCCTACACAAACGCCCAACTTCTGGCAACGCATTCAGAACTTCATCACGGACAAGAACCGCGTGGGTATCAAGTCGGGGCAACCCACGGGCGAGCCTCGGCCAAAAGCTCCGGTCTACCGCAATCCAGCCGAGAACGTCCGTCCGGGGTTGGACTACCCGTCCAAGGATACGCCCCCCGGCCCGCGGGGTCCCTCTACGCCGGCAACAAGGGGTGCCCGGCCGCCGGGGTCCTATATGGGGAGCATCGACTCGGAAGGGAACATCATTACCCCGGATGTGAGGGGGTTGGCGAACGAGGCTATTCCTGATTTGAAGAAAGCGGAGGAGGCCGAGACAGTCCGGGCGCAGGGGGAATTGGACAAAACGGAGCAGGCAGTCCTCAACCGCGAGGTGCAAACCGAACATGATATAACCCGTGGCATATCGAAGGCAGATACGGCTGAGACAGAGATTCACGGGATCGCCGAAGCGGGGAAGGTAGAAACTGCAAAGTTACCGGGGCAGGTCAAGGCGGACATTGAGGGGATTGCCGACGAGTTCAAGAAAACGTCCGACGTTGACATCGGCAAGATCGAATCCCTCGGCCGCGAGGCGGTGGGGATGGCGCTGGATGGAAAAAACTCTGCTGCTCAGGCCGCGATAGAGGCACAACAGGGAACTACGCGCAACGCGATTGCGCAGATCAATGCCGATCCGAGTATTCCACCGTCGCGCAAGACGGCGATGATTGCGCAAATCCAAGCGCAGTCCTCTATGGCCATTGCCTCCACAATCGGCACGAACATCAAGGACTTTACCGCGATGCAGACCGGCGCAATGACGGCGACCATGCAGTCCGTTGGGTCCGCGATGCAGTCGCGCGATGCGATCATCGGGCAGTTAGGTGGGGCGGAGATCAATGCCGTTTCGAGTGCGCACGAAGCGGCCGCGGGGTTAATGAAGGGCTACGATGACATGGCCGCGAATGCGGTGCAGAGTGCAGAACAGTTGCGGTTTCAGTATAACAACCTACGCGAGGTCTCCCGACAGACGAACAACGAAACCGACATGCAACTCTTGGGGCAGGAATTTTACGTCGGCGGGATGCCCGTGGACTTTAAGACAACTAACCTGCAACTCACGCGCGACATGATGGGCACCGACTTTTCGATGATGTTGCAAAACGCCGGCTTCAAGACTATGCAGGAGGCTATTGCGGCGGGGAACTCCCAAGCGCAGCAGATGATGTTCTACCAGATGCTTGCCCCCATGATGAGCGGCCCGTCGGCTGCGGCCCTTTCGTTTGTTCCCGGAATGCTTGGAATGGGCGGGGCCAGCGGCTCATTGGGTGGAGGAGGTAAGTAATGGCGCAACAACGTAGAACAAATGCGTTGGCGCAGGCCGCGATGGGTCGCGGGGGCAGCGGGGGGAACGCGGCCGGCGGGATCGCCGCCGCAATGCAGCAGTTCATGGCGACCTTTGGGCAAGCCATGAACAAGATGACCAAGGGCATCCAGCAGTCCCACGAACAATTGGCCCAAGAGTCACAGCAGCACATGGCGAACATCGCCAACGTGGCCGAACAAACGTACAACCAAGCCCAACGGCAGGCGGAGCAGCAACACCAGGAGGCACGGCAGGACGCGGCGACGGAGAACGCGCGGGCCTACCAATTGAAGCTGGCCGACTACCAGGATGCGCTACAACGGAACGTGGAGAAGGACGCCCGAACCGTGGCGTTGTTGATGAAAGAGCAAGCGGCAGCAGCGCAACGGGTCCTGGAAACACGGGAGCGCAATGTCGCTACTATCAACAATGCGCGAGAGCCTGCGTATAAGCAACTTTTGCTTTGGGACGCCCAGAATGCGTGGGATGTGTTCCCCGATGGCCCGGAGCGTCGGAAGGAATTGTATGACCTGAACCAAATGGCTCGCATGGTGTCATCGGACTACCTAGATAGCCCCTATGATGACCGCTTGCACGCGGGCATTGCGAAGACACTGCAAGACCTTAGCGAGGGCAAACCGGAGTACCAGAGTTACATTGGGGTAGAACCGCCCCCGCCGATGATTCCCGTGCCCGCGTCAATGGTGGAATCACTCAAACTCAAACTGCCGATCCTGTCGCAGAAGGAAGCGAATGAGTGGAAGAACCGCAACGGTTATCCCAAGGGCGGCGTGTGGGCCATGAAAACGGATGACCCCAAGTTGCTTCTTGTAAATCCGGTGAGTTTTTCCGTACTCCTGCAAGCACGGCAGGAGGACACGTTCCTGGCCATGACGCAGTCCCGCGAAGCCCGAATGGAGTACATCATGGGCCTGGGCAAGGCGCAAATGGCGCGGCAGGAGTGGGCAAAGCCACTGGAAGAGGCCCAAACAAAATTAACGGAACAATTTGAGGGTACGGTTCCTGATGCGATTAACGGGGTCCTGACACCGGCCACTTTGCATCCGGGGCAGTTGGGGGCACAGGCCCCCGCGGGGGCAGACCCGATGTCCGTTCTGGGAAACGTGTACAAATCCGTGCTCCGCGCCAATCCAGACCTCGCGGATAAGGCTATGCGATTGGGGTTGCCGGATGGAGACCCGGAGAAGTGGGTGCCGGGGCAGAAGAAGGACGAGACCAAGGACGAGGCAATCCAGGACTTCTATGCCGCGCAACAAATTCAAGCTGCGAAAGACGTAATTGCTCGGCATTTGGAACAGGCGCAGGGGGACTCGGTGGTCCGGGGCAACGTAGAGCAATGGCTTAACGGCCTAACGGAAGCCCAAGTACACCAGGTGGGAATGACCGACGACGTGGCCAGTGCGGTGGCCGAGACCAAAAGGCGTAGTATGACCATTCCCCCCGATATTGCCCGGCGGGCAGTGTCACAGGTAATCTCCAAGTGGAGCGAAGTGAATTACGAACAGGTGGGCATACCTGTTGATAATAACACCGTAATGACTACCTGGCGCAATGACAATCACCACGCGGAGTTGATGCAGGACGCCTTAGCTACCACGTACGCCTTGCACATGACTCCCGACGAAGTCCACGAGATGCAGAAAACAGGGACATTGCCGGCGGTGTTGGAGGAGTCGTTTAAGGGGGGTGGTCGGCCGGGCGTGTCTATCACCGACCCCAACATCATGCGCGGAGTGGTTGAGTTGTTCCGGAGACCCGGTTCGCGTAAGGGGTTGAATGAAGTCTTGCGTGGGGGGTTTGACCCGGAGGATGCCAAGGTTCTTTCGGACCCGGAGTACAACAAGGTCGTGGCCTACTATGAGGCCAAGGCGATGGAACAGAAAGACCCCAATGGGCAACCAAAGCCCAACCTGTATATGGGCGTCGTAGAACGCCTCCACGCGGATCGCGCGCGAGCCAAGGCCGCAATGGCGCAACCATCCCCCCAGGAGACCGGCGGCGGATATGGAGTCGCGGGAGAGATTCCGGGAATTGCGAAAGAGGCGGGAAAACGACTCATAGAAAACCCCCTCCGGGCGGGGAAGGCTGCTATGGGTTTGGCGAACCGGGCGATGCAATGGGGAGTTGGACAAAAGGGAATGGAGACACTTGGGATGCCGTCGAACGTGAACGATCAGACCAGCCAGGACATCACGGTTGGTCCTGACCAACTTGCGCCACAACCGCAAGCGGGTCCGGGGGAATAGCATGGGGCCGTTTGGGATTTACTACGGGGTTACTGCGACTCTTGCCGCCATAGCAATGGTCTACAATGAGATGAGGAATCATCCCGATCAAGATATGGCCAAAACCCTACGCGCCGCACAAAAGGAGGCGGTGGACCGGGCATCGAATAAATTGTTCTACGCGGAACAGACGCACGAGCGGTTCCAACAGGCCAACCGCGCCGGGTGGGAGGACATCGTTAAAACTAAACAGGGCCTTGACGAGGGTTGGATCAGCCCGGCGGAGAGGGGGATTGTAGGCGGGGGGGTTTCCGCGCGTGACTTGCCAATGGTACGCCTCATGGCCGCAAATCTGGGTATGGACCCACAAGAACTCGTGGCTCGATTTGACCCCGCTCGATCCGGTATGTACATTCCGATAGATAAGCGAGGCGAGGTTCCCCCGCGGCCGCTAGCGTCGCTGTTGCCCAAGCCGGAAACACAAATCATGAGGCCGACGCAGGTGGGGCCGGCACAGATGAACCCCCTAAGAGGTTTTGGCGAATAACAAACATGGCTGAGTCGATACAACCTCCACAAGCAGATGATATGGATAGGGCTCTGGAGTGGGCCAATGTCCTCGCCGTACCTGCTGGGAAAAAACGGTTCCAAGCGATTCGCGCGCGGTTGCGGGACTATCTGCATGAGACCGCGGATACCCCTAGCGCGTCTAAGAAGTTCCTGTCGGAAAAACTCATCCTTTCCGTAGGTAAGTCCGGCGATCCGTCCAAGTTACCTGATGAGTTGAAGCAGATGCTCGGCGGGCCGGAGGCACAACAGGGGTTCGCCAATGAACTCAATTCCGCGTACGTCGTCCTTACCGGCAAGGCCCCCCAGAAGGAAACCGGGGCCGTATTCGACGCCGCCCTAGATAACATGGAACAAGAGGGAGTACCGGCCGACAAGGTGGGCTACCTACGCAAGTTGGGTCCGACCGCACTTGTCGCGGCAATGGGGCCGGGCTTCGCATTTACCTCTATGAAGGTCGCCCAAAAATCCCCCGAAATGAAAGGGTTGCTCGGACGCTTGAAGGACGAAGCATTCGGCGCGGGCCTAGAACCGCGCGCAGCTGTTCCCGCCGCCGCGTCGGCCGCGGAGGTTGCTGCCCCCGCTGCGGAGTCCCTTGCCCCCGCCGCCGGGGGGGCCATTGCCGCGGTAGCCAAGGGAGGGTTGCGGGGGAGGATCATGGGAGTCCTCGGTAGGGGCGCTATCCCGGCAATCTTCGGCGCAATAGACCTGTACACCATCGGGCACGCGATTACCGACCCAATGGCCGAGCGGAAGAGCGCGGCGGACATGGCCAAGACGGGGATCATCCCGGACGTTCTGGGGGGCAACTACATCCCCGCGCACGGCGCGAAGGGGGAGCCAATCTCGTCCGGTCAGTTCCTCCAGATGATCCAGGAGCGCCAGGACCAACTCAAGGCCGCGCGATTCAATGCTGCTACGCAAGAGGGCGACCTAACCCGGAAAATCATGTCCTACCTGTCCGGGGGACCCGACCAGGAGCAACGCGCGGTGCAACGGATGCAACTTGGGTCCGCGCGGCCGGCGCAGGCACAACAACCGCCGGTGGATCAGGTGATGAAGCAGTTCGATTCGTTCTTGCGCCAGGCTACGGCCGGCGAAGTCGTGGGAGGAGAGTAGTGTGCCGTTCCAGTTCAGCGATCAGCCTGTAACCGCCCTCGATCGGCCGGGGCAAGCAATCCAGAATCTACTCAGCGGTGATGTAGATGGTACATGGCGCGCCATGCTCACACCGGAGGACCTTGGCCCAGCGGAACGAGATACGCTCCTGAATAAGTGGGGCATCCCCAGGGATTCCTTTAAGGGCCGCGTTCTATCGGCCATCACAAACCCCGCCGTACTCGCCGCAGTAGTTGGCACGTTCATATTCCCCATTCCCACCGCCCGCAATATGTTCAAGGTGCGGGAGGGCGTGGAAGGAATGATGTCCAAGGTTCCGTGGATGCGGAGCTTTGCCGGCGCGCGTGTGGCATTCAAGGACACCGTGGTTCCCGAAATCCTTGACAATACTCAGGCGGCGCAGGAATGGATTTGGGGCGAGTCCATGTCTAAGCGGTTGGCTCCCGCGCTCGCCAAATTTGAAAAGACCACTGGGCACACGATGACGGCGCAGGAGCAGATGGACGCCTTTGCCCATGCAGCTAACTGGCACAATGAGGGGATTCCGGGGTTTAAGGATGAAGGTATACTCTTCCCCGGTGTAAAGGGTAGAATGACCCCGGAACTTCTTGAGTACCGGGATGCGGTACGGGGGGCATTGAATGATACAAAGGAGACTATATTCCAGAACCCGGAATACATGGCGTCCCTGCGGGCCGGGGCTAAGCGAATGCGGGATACCGGCTATCCCGATGAAGGGCTAGAGCAGATAGTATCCATGTTGGGTAAGGGGGATGGAACTTACCAGGGTCTTCCCAACTATGTACCACTGCGGGCAGTGCGGACGGAGTTGGACATCAAGATGCTACGCGACGCGGCTCTTGCAACCGCGAGTGACATAAAATTCAAACGCACGTCGCAGTATAAAATGATGAACTTCCTCGGCCGGGAGTTCTATCAACGTAAGGGAGGAATGATCCCTAACCTCCAGGACCTCATGGTCATGGGGGACGCAGTGGACAAAAATGTCTACATGCGCATTACCAATAAGGTCAAAGATGGTTTGGTTGACGGATTCCGCGAGGCCGGGATGAGTGAGCGCTCCGTTGCCGCCCTAGAGCGTAGACCCCTGGACGACATTCTATCTCGCGGGGCGGATTTGATCGACGAAGGAGAGCGACCGCTGTTCGCTACTGCGCTAGCGGATAACATGCCTAAGCAATACAGTATGCGCCTGAACCCCGTCCTCGCGCAGTATTACCACTCCGTCAAGAATACCTTCGCCTGGACTATCATGGGTAACGGTGAGCGCATGATGGGCGAACTCAATCGCGCAAAGGCATTGGCAGCAGGCGGGGATGCACGAGCCGCTTGGCGGGTACACGTATTGGAGAATACTGTTATCCCTAGTGCGCTGGGGAAGCCGACGCCGCGACAGGTCATCAATGCGAACCTCTGGGATCAGCGCATGGGACAAATCGTTGCGTGGTTGGATCGGCCGTCCGTGCGGGAATTGGCGGGAGACAAATTCGTTGATTGGATGAAGGACGCCCAACTGAACAGCCTCGGCGCATTCTCTCTACGCGGGTTGACAATGACCGCGTCGAGTTACTTCTACATGAACACGCTCGGACTGAACCCTAGTGCGGCGTTCAAGAACGGATTCCAGCCGGTGTTCTCGACCGGGGCGATGGTGGGGTTCAAGAACATGTTTAGGGGGCAACTAGAGGCTGCAAAAGGTTACGGTACCTACTTTCGCAGTCGGTTCGAGGATGACCTATCTCATGCCAATGCGTTAAGCAAGGCGTTCCCGGAGTTCGCAGCGGCGGGGTTAATCGACGATCCGGTGACAGGCGAGGTGTTAGGGCGGGCTATGGACGCCGCGTATCGAATCCAAAAGACTGCACCCTCCAGTATCAGCCTGTGGCAAAAGATACAACGTGCGTCAATGGCCATGTTCACCGCAACCGAGACTAACAACCGCCTCGGCGCGTTCTATGGTGGATTGCTACACGCTGTAGATGGGGGAATGGAAAGATCAAGTGCGGAGGCGGTTAAGTTCGCGCGGCAAGTGGTCGTACGGTCCCAACTTGTAAGCGGATTGTCCACAACTCCTATGGCATTCCAATCCGCAGGCGTATTCTCCAACCCGCTGCTGCGGCAGTTGGCGCAATTCCCTGTGCGTACGTTGGAGTTCACGACCGAAGGCGTACAGGACGCATTGACCGGCAACCCCGGTCGGTTGATGCGCCAGATCGCGGGCATCTATATCACGAAGGAAGTTGGCGACGTTCTCGGCCTGAACCTGGGCGATGCGCTCATGGGCGGTATCTCCCCCATGTTCACGCCTATCAACGAAAAAGGAAATATACTAGCACCCCTCCCCATAGTTCCTCCGGTAATTGCACTTGGGGCAGGGGTAGCAAGTACGTTGAGCGGCGACTGGGATACACTACATCGACAATTACCATTGCTCATTCCCGGTGGGGTGGGGTTGTCGCGCGCAATTGGAATGATCCCTGGACCTGCGAACATACCTCAAACCACAGCGAGATGGCTAGGGCGTAAATACGCGGACTATGCAGGTGCCAATGCTTTAACGGGCCGTATCCCGGTATACACCGGGCAGGGAAGCCTGACTGGGTACTACTCGCCCTGGGAAATAACAAAGTACGCATTAGGAATCCACGGCGGCGATATCGACCAGGAGGCCCAAATTGCGCAACGCCTGACGAAGGATGCCGAATTGATGCGGGAGACCCGTCGCAATTACACGGATGCCCTCTTCGCTAACGATCCACGGAAGGCAGCGGGGATCGAGACTGAATATGAGAGGCGATTTGGCCATAAAATTGCAATCACTCCCCAACAGATCGGCTTGATGCAAGAGCGCCGGAACCTAACGCGCGTGGAGCGCGAACTTGCCGCATTACCACGGGAGGCACGTCCACAATACCAAGCCGCAATTGCCCAAACAGGTGTAGCGGGCGCAGTCTCCAGTGGATTACGTAAGCCAATGACTGGTCCCGCGCCGAACTACACCAATGATATGGGCTTGTTGGACACCCTGGACCCATACGCAATCTCCCGCTACCGCAACATCCCGCAAAGTTTCCCGACCGACTAATCCCTCCACAGGATTCCGCACTCGTGCATGAGTACCTTCGCGCGATTGATGAACACGAGTGCCGCGGTCTCTGGATCATTTCCGTACGGCGGTCGCACCTGCCCGCGAATGATGGGAAGCTCCTTTTCGTATATGTCGCCATCCACGAATAGCACTTCAGGGGCGATTGGCCACGGGATGCTCAACCGATAGTAGATGCGTTCCAGCAAACGCTCCTCAAATCCGCGGTAGGAAACCGTTAAGCCAACTCGCTCGTCGTGGATACTTAGGCGATCCTTGAGAGGGGCGGGGATATCTTGGGTATAGGCTTCGGATGCGTCATGGAACAACCCCTGCAACTGAACCCCCACAGGACAGTGTTGCTTCTTGAGTATATCGACTAGCGAGAGGCAGTGCCGCGCGACGGAGATTGGGTTGATCCAATGGCCGGCATACCGATTGATCCGCGCGAGTGAGTTGGCAATATGCGGCACCGTCACGATCGCAGGGTCCAGGTCCCACAGATTCATCTCAATCCCGTCAACCGTTTTGCTAAACATCAAAATACCCACTTTCTTCTATCATGCGGCGGTACGCTTCGGTGAGGCGCACCCCGCGATCCCTGCCGTATTCTATGCCTCGACCGTCCGTCGTTTCCACTGCTCCCAAAGCGGCCCACTGGCGGTATACGTCCATGTTCCCGGACGTAGAGCGAACTCCTGTCGGCCACAAAGCACGTAGCAGATCAAAGTTGGTTCGCGCCATACTGTCTTGTAACAGGCGGCGCGCAATGCGCATCTCATCTTTGCCCCACTCCTTTCGTCCGCACAAGACCGCGTGCGTGTTGCCCCACGACTTCACCTGCTCTACGATCCGAAAAGGGCGTCCCGCGCGCGTAACCAGGATTGCGCTGGTGACAGGTAACGTAGCGAACGTGGAATGAACACTGCTCCAGGTTGCCAATCTGTGCTCAAACTCCGCAGATCGGGGAATGTCAGAAACATTCAACTCCCTAATGAATGCAATGCCCCGTGAAAGGACCGAATGGGTTTCATCTTTGATCCTTTTCTTGAACTCCAACATGCGCGAGGAGTCGGCGCGCCAGGCGGTCGCCGCATCCGTCAGCATCGCATCGGGGGTATCCGCCTCCAACGCCATACGAATGGACAGGAAGCGGTCCCCGAACGTACTCATGCGCGTCCGAATAACCTCAAACGCCTCGGTTGTGCCCACAACCATGCCAAATTGACCGATCTCCCGCACCCTAGTCCCACCCATCCCCCCGTGGGACGAATGCTTGCCAACGTGTGCAGCGCGTAAGTCCGCAAGTTGTTTCTCCAATATCATCGGGTCCGTGGCGAGGAACGATGAGAGTTCCTGGATGACCCACACCTTTTCGCCCTCCGGCTTGGTCGAGTACGAGAGCCGGTGGAAAAACGAATGGTCCTCGGTCGGGTTGTCCTCGCTGGAGTAACACGACGCCAGCGCGTTACGGGTTATGTGGTCCACGTCCACTGTAAAGGGGAAACCCTCGAACATTCCCAGGATGGTGGATTTCCCACAAGAAGGAGAGCCAATAAGAGCGGCCCATGCCGGCGAGGGCTTTCCAGGCCAACGGGGACACAGATAGCACCCGATCGCAAGGTGAACAGCGTCCAGCTTTACTTGGTCCCATGCGAAAGCCTCCCGGTAGAGTTCATCAAGCTGGTTCACTGAACTCCTGATTCAAAAATGCAAAAAACGTAGTTACAATAACCTTTGATAAATCCGTTGTCCATAACCCTCCAAGGCGTATGCACCCATAGACGAATTATTTTGTGGCGGATAACCGGCATCCAACAATGCAAAGGGATCAAGGTAACTCCAAACGCGGGAGGAGAGTTCCCGGTAGTGGGACCGTCAACGCCCCGCGGAGCACGGGGACTTCAAGGGGAACATACACGCACGGGCGCGCGATCAAGGCGATCTGGAGGGGCTGCTCTTCGTCCGGCTCACAGGTCAACTCGCCGGTCCACTTACCCGGGGGGATCAGGTCCTGGCCGGTGTGCAAGCGGATTGCGGTACGTGAGCAGGTCCACTTCACGCGCGTAGCCCCTGTTGTCTCATGGCGGACATAAGCGTAGCCAGCGGTCCAACCATCGGCACTCGCCCACCCCCACAATGCGCGCAGAATTGGAGGTGTTGCTGCATGTATACCAGGCCAAAATACGCGCCATTGAAGGGGAAGATTGCGGACGACATGCAAGAGCGACATTGGTAAATCTCCCGCGCCAATTTCAATCTTGGTTCCATACAGTTGCCCCCGCGCGCGGTGATGGCGGGATACGTTCAAGTTGATCGTCGCGCGTCTCATTGTGTCGGGAATAGCCCCAAGTACCACTCTACGGACATCCACCACTTACCAACACCTAGGGCAAAAAAGAGGGAATAACTGCGGGAGGCAATCACACCGCGCCAGTTTCCGCAGTACGGATTCCACACCTCTCTAAGCACTCGTTCCATAGATAAATAACCGGACTCTCCCGGTAGCCGCACCACTTACGCCGCGCGGAGGAGGTCCCCACCAATCCGCACGGAGTCCCGGCAGGTGTCGCCGTACAAAGATTACCGGATCCAGCCCACGCCCCCCGGGATGTACTGGCGGGTAACCGCGAGGCTCTTCTTGATGGTCGCCAACTGGGTACGGAGGAACATGCGACCGCCGCCACGACCACGCCCGGAGCGTTCCGCAGCGGTAATGCCGTCTCGGTTAAGGACGTAATTTAGACGCGACGGGGTAGTACCCAATTCGGCCGCCACGTCCTCGAAGGTCAACAACGTGCTCATTTCGATTTTCCTAACTGCGGCGGAGCCGCAAAACAGGTTGCCGTTAGGCAACGTCCACGGGGGTTTCCAAGGACAACGCCTCGATGCCGGTGTAGCCGTTCTTGCGGGTGAACACGCGGGCGCGAATTACGTCGCCCTTGTCGCACGCGGCCGTGATGACCAAGTCGGCGGTCACGGGGTTGTTGTCCGCGATTGGTTCACCCGCGAGGATGCCGGCCAACTGCACGAAGTTCTGCCCACCAAAGTTCAGGTCGCCCTCTTTGGTGGTGTTGATGAGCCACACGACCGTAAACTCGCGGTCCTGCTGCTCGTTGGGGTCCAGAATCTTGAAGCCGAGGTTGGTCTGGACGTACGCGCCGTACTGGTTGGTCTTGGCCTCACTGAGTTTCTTGACCATCTGGAGGTGATACTCGCCGTTCGGGGGGCCGGAGCGATCACGTTCCTGGATGGTCGTCTTCTTGGCGGCGTCACAGAAACCCGCCAACACACTTGCAAAGTCTTTTCCCATACTACTCTCTCCTGAAAGTGTACACCTTCCGGCTCTCATTCGGCCGGTTCAATCACATCCGCGCAGAGTTAATCGACGCGGGTACTGAGTTCCTTGCGGCGGATGTCTACTGCCTTTGCATAAGCCACCCGAAAAGCCGACCAACCCCCGCGGGCAGGGATAACCAATCCTGACTCAACAGGTACATTACACTTGGGCGAGTCGAAATCCTCGGCTGTGGTAGACATATCTGTAATGAGAACATAACGGCGGTCCTTGGGGTTCTTGCTGGGGATGTTGATGGTCAGGCCGGTCTTGGTCTTTTGTGGAACCATGCCGGGAACACAGTCGACCTTAAACATAAGATCACGGGAGCGGACTAACACGTCGCGGAAGGACTTACTCACGCCGAGCGCGGGAACCTGAACATCGCCGACTTCCTTGAGGGAGATATGGGCGACCAAGACCCATCCGAGGCCCGCGCGGTGGATGCGGTCCAAAATGTCGAACACCTCATCGCGGACCTTGAAGTAACCCTTACCGTGCCCGCCCTTGTAGTCGCCGGCGTCCTCAAGATCGAACTTGGTGCAGAGGTCCCGAAGGAACATCTCGACCCAGGCGTCGAAGGAGTCGATGCCGACAGTCTTGATGGACTCGCGGAGGGTAGAGTCGGTGCGGTACGCAGCGAGAAAGGCGTCGATGCCCTTGCGGAAGTCATCGGCGGCGTTGGTGGATGCAGTCTTAATCCGTACGAAGGTCGCCTGGGGGTCGATGAGTGTGCGGGGTTGGCGTTCCAGGTCGAACAGAAGACACTGCGGGTTGGAAGCGACGAAGCTGGTCTTGCCGGAGCCGCCGCGGCCGATGACTACGATGCGAAGGGAGTCGGGGTCCGGGGACTCGAAGCCCTGGGAGACCTCCATCACGTTCGAGAGTGCGGCCGGGAGCTTGACCGGCTTGTGCGTTACTACATTCTCAATCACTTGCTGGGTCATTGTCGTCTCTCCAATCGCGGTCATAGCGTTTCAGTTCTCCGGGCCAACCGGCAGTGTCACGGGTACAGAGTCCCATATACGGGCAAAGTGTATTGTAGCTCTGGCAAGCCGATCCACCAGTTGCTGGAAAGTTGGACAGCACGGGTAATGATATACACGCCCGTCGTGCATTGTCAAGGCGAGGCTGAGAAAGGCCGACCAATTCGGGCGAGGGGCGAATGAAAGTACGGAGCATGGTTTCATTCTCATTCTCCTCGTACCATTTCTCTACGCGCGCGGCATAGCGGGTCAAGTCGAAGCCGTCAGTCTTGCAACAACGGATCGTAGGAGTCTTGATAATGTTATAACAGATGCCTGCAACGGAAGCCACGCTTCGGGCCAACGGCGGATACAAGAGAGACTGGGCTGACAAAGGTAGAGTGCGTGCATATTGCACCAAGTCCCATCCACAGGTTTTGTGGTCTATAACCCACGTTTCCCCGTGGGCATCGTCGGCGGCGATGGCGTCCAAAGTACCAACCGCACCGTCGTCGGATGATATGTCAACTTCGATTGCGTTGTCAAGGACGCGGAGGCCGGAAATCGTGCCGGGGCCTACCTGAAAGAAACGGGCGTAGGCACGGGACATGGCGATTGCAACGCGCGTGTTGGCCTCGATTGCCTTGGTTGCCTCCTCTAGCGTCTGGCCGCTGGGGAGATAACCGGCTGGGCCGACCTGGGTAACAAGGTCCATGATGGCAGAGTTCATTACCGAGAAAGCGGTAGACTCGGCGGCGGGCATTGATTTACCACGGAGAAGGTCCGCCACAATGCGGTGGAATGTGTTACCACGTTGAAGGGCGGGGGCGGTCGCACCCTTGGGGACCAACCCGGCCCGGTGTCGAAATAAGAAATACCGCGGACACTTTTCATGGTCACTCATCCCAGTTGAACGCAACGCAACCTTGCGGACCTCGGTGATATTACTTAGGTCCACTATATCGCTCCGGGACAATGGAGTTTGAGATCGCCCACACGACGGCCCCAATACGTCCGCCGTCCTCCAATAGGGTTCCCAACTCCGAAGGCACGGCGGGTTGAGGAGAAACCGCGACGATGCAATGTGCCTTTCGCGGTTGACTGCGGCTTATCCCCCAGCGAGACTAAGGCAGTATAACGTGGGGGGCCGTTAGGGAACATGTTGTAGAGTTTCCGTATCAGGGATTCTGTTTTGGCCAATAAGGCGTCAAAATCAACAGGAGGTGGCCGGTCGTCATTCAACTTGTTGCACTCTACCGCGTCGATCAGGATAGCAATACAGGCCAACGCACTGGCAAGATTCGGAATCCCTGTTTTCTTATCTACCCATTGCCCATTAAACCATCGTCCAAGATGACGCCTACACGCGGCGTAGTAGACAGACGCGCGTACTCCTGCGATGCGATAATTATATCCGCCGTACTTGGCATCTCCCTCTGACATGGCGAGTGCGCCGTACGCAACAGCAGTGTCGGGGAACAAACTTAGGTCCAGGCGACTTGTTGCTACTCGATCCTTCGGATTTGTGTCCTTCCGCTCGCGCTCGCCGCTGTCTTTTACTTCGGTCCACCTCGGTAGGTTGGGGTCCTGCTCGCAACTCATCATCTGAAACTCCATGTAGGAAGTTTGGATATTCAAGTTCCATGCGTGTCCACTTACCCATTCGCCGCGTCGCCGAGGCGCGCGAAGCGCTCCTTCAACGCGGCGAGATCGACCGGCTCCACCGCCGGTAGGCCCAAGGCGACACAGAACTCGCCGACGGTCTCCGCCTTCCTGACCGCAACGGGAAGCTCGGAGGCCGGGCAAAGGCAGTAGGCTATGATGATTCCCAATCTGTGGTGGAATATCCCACTCATGTTCTCTCCTCCTCAGCGCCGTCCTTTACTCCATGCAGGAAGTTTGGGTATTCAAGTTCCACGCAGGCGATCATTAGGCGGAGAATGCATTCCGCCGTCCGCCGCCGTGCGTATGCCCCGGAACGTGGCCCGGCAAACCAAACCGAGAGGCCGTATTCCGCAACAATGTACGCCAATGCGTCTGCAACGGCTTGACCGCCGCCCGCCATGCCCCGTGTCTCGTTAAGTAGCTCGCTCTGTCCAAACTCGCATACCAAGAGGGGGTGCTTTGCCAAGGACAAACGCTCAAACGCATGGGAAGTTCTCCGAAAGTCCGCGGTCAGCAGGTTGTCGTGCAACTCACGGGCTGACCGTTTGGTTTCGACCAACACCACATTGTCGAATCCTTTAATAGTATAGTCACCCGCGGGAAGAGTGTCAACCTCCGTCGTGATTTTTATGAGTGTCGGAGTCTTGGACCGCCGCAAATGGACTTTGATGTGGTCCGGGAACACGAGTGGCGTTTGTTCCCGCGAGTCCTGGATGACCGTGAGGTTATACATCTTAACTTCCGTCCAGGCTATCAAGTTCGGCGAGTTGGCGTGCGATCTCGGCCCTAATAAAGGGTTCGAGACGCTTGGCGACCTCGTCCGCGAGTTTAGCGTTGTTCTGGGACTGCGCATCGCGGAGTTGCATCTTGCGCGTTAGGGCGTTGGACCGACTTCGTGTTACTAACTTGTTCTGCCTATTCATTACATCGAACTCCAAAAGTCCTCGACAGGATATTGAGGTTCATCCCCTGTTTTCATGTCGTTTGGGACATTGGTAATCCTCATCGCGGATCGTCCGGGGAAGTCATCCCGCGAGCAGCAGCCGTCGCAGCCGTGGATGTGGTTTCCGTGGCGGCATCCGTGAGGGCAGATATACTCTCCGCGGTAGCCGGGGCCAACCCAAAACGGGCCTTGCATCTCAGGGTCTTGGCCTTCCGCATGAAGACCTCCGCCGTCATGCTTGTCCGCAGATACGTTTCCACCAGCTTCTCGATCTCGGTCATGGATCATTCGTTCCTGGATTTCCTCTACTCCCAGGGGGCCGATAACCAACTCCATTCGGTCCTCATCGGACATCACGTTTGGGATGGGGCGGGGGCCGAAGGCGTCAATCCATCGCTGCTCTTCTTCCGCCCGCGTCAATTGGCACGGCCGGCGGTTAGACCCCTTGCTCATGCTTATCCTCCCCTTTGTCCCTTACGAGACTACGTAGGTAGGTGCCGATCATGGCCAGCATTACAATAGCAAATAGGCAGAGTTCCCATAGAGGAACCACGTCATTCTCGGGTACCATACTCTTTCTCCTGTGCGTCCTCTCTCCTGATTCGCCACTCCTTCCGGGCTTTGCAAGCGCGGCAGAGGGAACCGCGGCCGGGAAGTTCCGCCGCACAGTTGCGGCAGATGTACGTACCGTCCTCATGGTACGGCTGGGTGCCGTCCGCGTCATCAAGGTCATCCTCTAACCACCTCATCGGCATACATTACCTATCACGGGATTGTAGCCGCGTGGCGAGGGCTTGTCCATCACGTGATAGGTAATATCCACGGTCCCAGAAGGGGAAGAACTCGACCCCGAACCGCGAGATGCTGCCCTTGGTGTCCTGTTGCAAGGTAATGACCGCGAACCCGACGTGCGCGGCGAGTTTACGCTTCCTCATAAACCGAGTCTGATCTTGACAGCAGCCTGACTGAATGCAATGCACGTTCCGCGGAAAACAGTATTCCTGCTTGTGGTAGTGTCCGATAATAGCCACAGCCGGCTTCTCTCCCCCCTGAAAAGATTCAGCCAACTTCTGGGAAGAGTAACTATACGCATAACTGGAACCTCCGCCGGCGTGGATCAGTTTAACAACAGATGACCCGCCGGGAGCCTTGAGTTCAAAGTCTGCCTCCATGTAACCCAGATACGTGAGGTCCTTGCGGCCGCGGGCCAGAGCTTCAAGATGTAAAAATCGACCAAACTCGATGCCCTCGCGTTGCTGGAACCAACCCTCGTGATCGTCACCATCGACATAGTAGGTCTTGATTCCCTTCCGCTGGGGCCAATGGTCTAGTGCGTAATAGCACTGGTCCGCGACCCCATGGGCCTTGAGCTCGTGTGCGTTGTACCGACACTCGCCGTCTACGTAGTTACCGGGGCAGAGGACCGTGTTGATCTTGCGGTGCGCGAACTCGTCGTATGCGGCTTCAAGTACATCTAGGCGCTCGGAGGTAGAACATAGGTGCATATCCGCGACCACGCCGAATGATAGGGGCTTTCCGATAAAGTGATTTGCCTGTACTACGTGGTCGCAACTCTGTTGTACGGAAGTCCCAATCGATACGCTATTACCAACGCGAAGTATGATGTAGCCACTACCTTCAAGGTCCTCAAGTGTGTTCCCCACATCAGAAACGAGAACGCCCAACTTGGCGGCGAGCTTGGCAGGCGTGATCGGCCGACGCAACTCGCGTACCAACCGCGAGCGGAACAACGGGTCCTTGGGGTCTATAGGTACTACAACTGGAGATGAGTCGAGAACACGAGCCATAGCAAGGGTTTGCCGAGCCGCATGAAGAGACAATCCAAGTTCAGCGGCGACCTTTTTCCGTAAATCACCGACCGGGTTTCGTAGGTGTACACGGAGCATATCCAGCGTACGTTGTACATTGCTATCCATTCGTTACCTCGTAAGCCAATGGTAGCGTGCGGCCGAGGTGGGCGCACAGATCGCGGTAATACGGGGGGTTCGGAAGGATGTCCACCATGAGCTTCGATGCGCGCTTCATACTGTACCGACGGCGTTCTTGGGGGTGGAGCACGATGCCGATGGCGTCGTAGATGTTCACGGGGCAGGTCATCGCCACGTTCTCTCGTTTCGCGGTTGCCCAAAGATGATACTGGGCAGAAAGAGTAATGTTAGCGGCAATAGGCTGGAAGAGAAAGGATGCAACCTCATTGATCGGTGGGTTCGCGCGAGCGAAAAGGCGCGATTGGCCGGTGAGCGGAAGTTCATAGAAGCCCTTTTTGCGCACGGAGGCGACCGCGGAGTCGATAAACGCGCGCAGTACGTGGTACGTTGACCAGAATCCATCTATGGCAGCATAGCACTTCTCGATCGGATAGTCAAGTCCGACCTTGGTTAAAAGCGTGTGCCGCAGTTTCTCCGCGCCACCTAAGTAGAGCATGAGAAAGTTGGTTTTTTTTCCAGCTTGGCGGTATACCGCGCGGAACAGGGGGTGGTTCACGATATCGTCGCCGAAGATCAGCCGGGCCGTCCGCGCGTGCAGGTCGCCGTCCGGGCCGGAAAGCTCGGACATCATCACCGGGTCCCCGCTCATCAATGCTGCTGTACGGAGTTCGATACCGGAGTAATCGACCCAAGCGTCCACCTGGATGAGTTTCTTGAGCGCTGGCGGGAATGTGGGGACGGATGGGGACTTGGCGGAGAGGCGACCTTGCTTGGTGCCGCCTGATTCACCCGCCCCGAACTCGCGGGGGACCGGATACCACGTTGGGTACACCCGGCCGTCAATCACGCGGGGCGAGTTGTCCCAGGTCGCCCCGCGCTTGCGACCGCGAAGCATCGGGCCAGTGTAGGTGGACAATACCTTAGCCACATTTTGGTGCAACCCAATAACATGTAACGCGCGAAGAGTGCGACGATCGCCATTCGTTCGGAGTAATGGTACGAGCAGATTACGAGTTTCTTCATCGTAAGGCATCTTTCCCGTTTTGGTGAGTTTGATACGATCGCTCACGAGTTCTCCGTCATCGGCGCACGGAATGCTTTTAACCGCAGCGGAGACCGCGCCGCGTTTGGATTTGTCTGAGCCTTTGCCCTCAAGCGTTAGATCGAGGGTGGACTTCGCCAATCGTTCGATGCGAGACTTACGAACGGAAAGGTGTCGGTCCAAAAGCGTGAGTGCCGGTACATCCAAAAGTACACCGGCCTCAGACATCCATGTGACGAGGTGCAGGAGATCGGAATACCAACGATCTGAATACTCCGATCCTTTGCCCGTTTCAATTCCGTACATGCTGGGGTAGGACTCACGACAAATCTTATTGCATCCATACGTACGCTCCGTATCTGCTATGTTGTAACGTGCAAGTTCCGGGTCGTCCGGGCCGGTAAAGTTCAACGACCGCCATTCGTCTTTGTACAATCCTTGCTGTCCCATCAGAAGGGGGGCGAGGGCTTTGAGTGACCGCTCTGGGCGAGCCTCATCAACAAGGTAGCTGGATACCATAAGGTCCGCCAGGCGAAGTGGTAGCTCCAGATATGGACGGCAAGCAGGGAGGAATGCCCGTAGGAACGTGAGATCAAATGTTGCATTTTGGAGTAGGAGAACACATTGTTCATGCTGTACCTGCCTCAAGACCGCGCACAACGCGCGCCGATGATGTTGTAGTCCCAGATTGTAGAAAGCGGAGCCGCCATCCCAGGAGAGGGCGCACGATATAATTGCGTTAGCCGGCCGGACGCCGTCCCAATAAACTGCTTTCGCAGGGTGAAACTGGCTTTGCTCCACCCCAGAAATGCACCCATAGGTTTCGATGTCAAGACACACTACTCCTTTGTGCGGCACGTGCGCGGGCGCGACGAGCCAATTGCTTTTTGAGGTAACGACGGGTTGCTCCGTTGAACCACGCAAATGCCGCATCAGACAGGCCAAATGCGACTCTAAGGACGTTCCAACTGACGGATCGCGTAAGACGAAAGCAGGGTGCCACGTGGCGAAAAAGCGGACTATGACATTCCCGAAGAGGACTTCCCCACCTTGTTGCTTGAACGCAGCGGATAAGGATTTCATCCCAAACGCTTTGCACGCTGTTGCTCCTACGGCAAGCACAACAATACTCGAATACTTCTCTGCCAACCCACGGATATCCAACTCCAACAATTGATGATGGGCCTTAATCTCCGATGGCCGAGGAGTGCGATTGTCCGGGGGACGGCATCGTACCGAATTGGTAAGATACAAGGACGCATAGTTTCCAAACTCCCAATGATCGAGATACGCTCCCCGTAATAGCTTTCCCGATTTACCTACGAATGGTTCCCCCTTTTCGTCCTCGTCTTTTCCGGGGGCTTCTCCTACCACGAGCAAGGCCGTATCGTGCTTCCCGCTTCCGTATCGTACCATCGGCACCAACCGCGTAGAGTATCCGGGAGCCAAAGGTTCTGTTGCATGTTCAACCCCCATCAACAGACTATACCCAAACGCGGAGGGAAGTCAAGGGGCTTGATTCTATCCACAAACGGACCTATAATAGGTTGGCGAATTGAAGTCCGAACCCACGTAAAGGGTGACTTTAGATGTGGCTATTCACTCGGCAGACATTGCACACAAGGACGTACGACAGGCATATCTGCCGTACGAACACAGCGGCGATGTTCATGCCGCGATCAGAACCGGCGTAATCGAAGTATTGGAGGACCCTGAAATGCTTTACGAAGTTGGACAAGCGGTAGCGGGCGCGGCAGCGGATGACGCCACGAGCAAGGCAGCCGCAGCGCAGGCAGCAGCAGAGGCGGCGGCAGCACTAGATGCGACTGCCAAGGCCGATGCAGCCGAGGCGGCGGCGGAGGCGTACACCGACACCAAGTTGGAAGATGTCAACCTGGACGAATTGGCGACGCTAACGCAGGAGATGGAGATTCTTGACGACACAGTGAGCCTTGACCCGGCCGCGGCGTCGTTCAACTTGTCGGACGTAGTTCCGATTGGGGCCGTGATCCTCGGAGTGCAACTCAGGCTGATAACCACGGTGACGGGGGCCAATGGGGGTACAAACATAGGGGTAGGGACCGCCGCACTTGCCAGCAAGTACGGGATGACCACGGGCCTTGCGAGTGGGTTGACCATCGACAAGATTCCGAATTGGAAGGTACTCACTATCCCGGAGGACATTCGGGTATGGGCGTGCGGTGAGAGCGGGGTTGCCCACGGGACAATCGGCGGGGCCGGGGAAAGCCTCAAGGTTCGCGTGACGTACCTGACCTTGGTTCCCCTTCCGTAGGAATGAGTCGTGAAGACAAACTGGACCGGGGCTGTAGTAGGGTCACTGATCGGTGTGGCCGTTACAAGCGTGGCTATGGCCGTAACGAGTCGAAACTTGACGGAAGCAATTCGGGTGGACGGATTGAAGGACGTGATAACCCGATTGACGACGCAGGTGGATAAACTGGACGCAACTGTTGCGTCCTTAACTGTAGCCGTGGCGAAGTTGGAAGCTAAGCAGTAAATAAACCGCGGCGAAGCCGCAAAGGAGGTCGCCGCAAGGCGAGGAAAGTATGGCAAGAGACTATGAAAGCGTAGCACACATCGCAGTTCATGTAGACCAGGAGGCCACATTGGGAGTCATGGTGCAAGATGCGGTGAGCACGAAGAGCACGGTCGCGTACAGCGCCGACGAGGACAAAATCTACGGTTCGCCGATTATGGTAGTCCTCAAGCATAAGGCGGTCGCGGATCAGGCGTACGACAGCGCCGCGGCGATCGTGAACGTGGCCGGCAGCAAGCCGGTGCTGAGTCAGAAGTACCGGATTGTCCAGATCAAGACCGTAATGCGGTCTCTACGTACGGGGGGCGCACCGGACCACGACTTCAAACTCGAACTCGGCGACGGGGCCGCGAGCGAGTCGTTCAACAGCGTTGTGGCGAGCGTGGACACGGATGGCGATACGCAGGATACAGACGTGGTTCGCATCATCGTGCCGGCGTACGCGGTGTGGACTACGGGCTGCACATTGCGGTCTCAGCTTGCCGTAAGTGGAAGCACGACCACGGGTACGACCGAGTGGGACGTGTTCCTAACCCTATTGCCGACCAACTAATCCGAAGGTCCGGTAAGAACGATCTCCCCTGTTGCAGTTCGCCGCCAGGCGACAATGGGGGAGATTTTCTTTGCAAACGGCTTGCCTCAGCCGTAGTTCGAGGATATAGTATCGGCATGAAGACGTTGTATTTGTCTGACTACGAAAAAGCGCGCAGGAAGTCGTTCCAGCAACTGGTAGAGCACCCGATCTTTTGGTCCCACCGATTACTACTCCACTCTCTAATGCAGTGGCGACTTGTCGATCACCTTCGCCTTACTGAGGTTGTGACCCTCGGTTCATGTGAGTGCCAAAATTGCCGTGCACGGTCTAATTCTCGGAAAAAGACTTGACTCGACCGCGATCTGGGGGTATGCTGTTGGTATGAATGCAGAACAGAAAAGGAACTGTCTTGAGTGGGCCAATCAAATGACCGAAGAGGAAAGTAGGCAAGAACGGGTTGCTTGTCGAGCCTATAAAGAACGTGGGGGGTCGATGACGTTTTCCGTGGACCTTGGGGGGATTCCAGATGGCTACACAGGTTTGACTGGTGAGCAACTGTTCAAACTGTCCGAAATGTGGTACTCGGATACGCCATTGGAGCAGATCAAGAATACCATTCGGGAATATGCAAACGCGGGAGGAAACGAACGTGGCTGAGACGAAGGTTGATCCGAAGCAAGAAGAACGGCAGATCGCGGAGGTCGTGGAGGACTGGACCAAGGTATTGCTGGAAACGGCACCGATGGTGCGGGAGGCCGCGGGGCGAGCGGTACTGGCCCTCTATGAATCCGCGGAATTGAAGCGACCGATGGATGCAAGGTTGCCGGCCGAACGAGATGTGGGGCCGGAGATTGTGTTCTGCGAGGGGTTGCAAAACTACTATCGCAAGGCCGCCGAGTTCGCGGACAAGATCAAGAGCACGGATGCGGCCGCAGCGAAGTTCACAAAGCGGGAAGCCCAGGCCGCACTGAGTACGCCGTGGTCCGATGGGAATTGGCTCGCCGCGGATGATTACTACTGCAAGTACGTCGCCAAGCCCGGGGAAGCGGGGAAGCCGCACCCGATTCAGTTCCTTAAGGAGTTCGCACGGAATGCGTTCGCGTTGGCAACGTTCGAGAAGGTCGCGTTCGTAATCGAGCGACCATGCAAGATCGTGTACCGCGATCAGGCGTCCGTGTTGCAATGGCATAATGCGGACGGGGCTGTACTGGAGTGGCCGGATGGCGAGAAGATTTACGCGATTGAAGGTCACTTTGTGGACGAGCAACTCATCATGCGACCTGAGACGCAGACGATGGAGCAGATTCACGACGAAGATAATCTCGAACGTCGCCGCATTCGCATCGAGCGATATGGATGGGAGAAGTACCTAGCCGCGAGTAAGGCGAAGGTGATCGACAAGCGGCGGAACGATGTAGACGGAGGGTGCTATGAAGCCCTATGCGATGTACCCGACCTGGAGGCCAGAGTCCTGCTTTGTACTTGTCCTACTGGGCGGGTCTTTAACCTACTGGTCCCACCCACTACGGCTACCTGCTCTGATGCGAAGACTTACCTGGTAGGGAACCCGAAGTTGCAAGAGATCGGGCGAACATGATACTTTGGTGCTGGTTATCTCACAGACTCTACCGGGAGGGTTACGACCCGACGACGGGATGCGGATTCTGGTACTGTTCAACGTGTCGGCGTACGTGGTACGATGCGACCCTGCCGCAGGTGATTCAGGGATTCATACACTGGATGGGCAGGAGACGAGAGCAAAAACGGCGGGATAAGTTGACTCGCCGCGATGAGCGGATATAATCGAACGGAGGGAGGACATGGTAAGGATGAGTTTGAATACGGATTGTAGATTACGTGTTGTTGGGGTAAGGAAAAAGATAGCAGAGGCGTGTTTCGGTACATATCCTTGCACCGGTATTCCATGGGGAAGATGGGCTACCTCTATTTCCTTTCGACCCGGAGCACACAGGATTTGGAGAGATTTTGTTTACCCCGCTACGCAGCGGGAAAAAAGACCCAGCCGCGATACCGCGGGAAAGGACCAAAAGATGAGCGAATTGAAAACCGAGATGCCATTGTTGACGGGGACCAAACGTCGCCCTACCCGGTCTGCCGAACCTCCGATGACGCGGGAGGAGACGGATGCTGCGTTTGAGAACGCGAACGGTGCCGGCAACGTGTACGCCGCCATGCGGATGCGGGCGAATGAGTTCAAGGCGGACGACAAGCCCGGACGCGAGCCGCGGAAGGCAGGGGCAATGACGCCGGATACAGACATCCTATGGCAAGGCGACGTGGGCGTAGTCCTGTTGTCCGATGCCGCATTCAAGGCGATGGGACCAATGCACACGGTCGGGGGCGGAGAGAGCCACATCCAGATCGCGGTCGGGTCGGGAATCGGTGCTCGACACCTCGTTTTGACCTCGGAGGTACGAGTCCTTACGCCGCCGAACGCCGGCGTGCTTGATGGGCCGATCGTGGTTGCGGATAACCCCTGGACGATGACGCACCCGGAACACCAGGACGTGACGTTTCCGCCGGGGCAGTACGCGATCCACTATCAGCGACAGTACGCCGACGACCTGCGACGGGCCGCGGACTAAGAGCTTCCTTCCCCCTCCAAGGCCCCCCGGTTCGCGGCTTCCTCCGTGGGCCGGGGGGCCGACCTTTGCCTATGCCCGCTTCGCGGGATGATGAACAACAGGCAGGTCGCCGCAAGGCGAGAAGAGGGGGAATGTTAAATTGCACAAAAGGCGGAGCGGGATGGGGCGGGGGTCGTCCTATAACGCGGGGCGGCGATAGTCCTATAACCTGCGAACAGGTCTAGTCCGATCAAGCCGCCCCCTACGGTCGGCAATTATATGCCGCGTAGTGGGGGTCGGTCAACGCACAAAAAAAATCCTCTCCGACCGCTTGACAACCGGGAATCCACAGCGTAGACTAGGGGTAGTTAGGGGGTAATGAACGATGGGAACTAAGTGTCCAGAATGTCGCGGGTCGGTCAACGTGGATTCGCTATGCACGTTTACTCCCGCGAAACAAACTCAGATTGGAATTGTCGGCGACTTAGGCTGGGAGCCGATTGGGGATTTTCAACCGGCGGACTATGATTCCGCACATTGTCAGGACGACGATTGCGGATGGGAGGGAATTTACGGAGATTTAGTTTGACAACGCGGGCTGCGTGTGGTATGCTTGTGGTGCGGGGAGGCGGTGGGACCGACAACCCCGTACGTAGTGGGGAAAAACGGAGACACGGATGGGAAGTTTCCAAGAATCGCCAACCGTGCGAAAGAGTCGATAACATAGGCGTAAAAATGCCGACGGCTATTCCCCCTTTGGGCGTCCGAGAATATACCCGCTAGATTGTAGGGGGTTGCACAGGCAACCGTTCTCGGACCTCCCACCGTGCGTCCGGTAACAGCGAACCATTCTATTGCCGTAGTAATTCTAGAACAAGCTACGGCGAAAGCGGGTTGGCCTACCATACGGCTGCTTCCGTACCGGGCGTGCGGTGGGAGGTCTGATAGATGGAAAGGGGGAAGCGATGAAGGTCGAGAATGTGCCTACATTCGTATCGGTTACGGAAGTGGACGCCGCGATCTTACGCGGGGAGGCGGTAGACTGTACGCATTACTGCCGAGAGTGCAGCGTGCTCGGTTGGAACTGGGTATGGGGTATATGCCCGAACTGCGGGCAGTACTCGGCAGAGAAGCTAACAACGGGGGGTTGACGATGTTTGGCCGTTGCGAAAAATGTGGGTGTTTAGACGTTCGGGTGTTACCGAATGGGAAGTGGAGGTGCGAAGTGTGCTACGCATGTGAGAAGGAAGCGGAGCGGCACGCAAAGGCGTTGCTGGCAGAGGCGGAGGCGATGGATGCAGATACGACGACCGAACCATACCTTATCGAGACGCAGGCGGAAATTGACGGCTATCCACCGTTTCCCTTCCCCAAGGTGGGGGAGTACGATACGTCTGGTGGGCCGGGGAATTATCCGCTTGCCGATGGATGGGAAGTCGTGCGGGAACTGTTCTGTGATTCGTCGGGACTTGGACAGCCGGGTGAATCGGCGTTGACGATCGAACAACTCAAGGCGGAATTGCGACCGGGATTCGCGTATGGGATTACAGGGGAAGGGCAATTCCAAGTACGTGTCACCGAGTTTCGCAAGTTGCCGTCTCGACTTGCGACGGGAGTTGACGATGGTTCGGGAGTACGTTAAGATCGCATTGTGGACCGTGTACGTTTGGGTGTGCGTATGCACCTAAGTTCGCGGTTAGGGGAAAAACGATGTTCGTACAATTCACGATTCCAAGGGAAACACCCGAATTGGAGCAGCTTATCGACACGTGCGTCGCCCGGTGTGTCGAGCGGTGGGGGGGTTGCACAGTCACCGATGCTAGTGGATACTGGCAGCGACCCACCGACACCGATGGTATCACCCGTGGTGTGTGGGCGGAGCCGGTTGCGATTCTCGGCGTCGAATGCGAGTCGGTTATTGACACGCCCTCTATAGATGGCTTTAACCGCAAAAGGCGAATCACGCAGCGATGGTTCGATAATCTCGCAGTTTACGTGCGGAGAGAGGGGAACCAACACACTGTGTATTATCGGATGTTCGACGGAGGGGAGGCTCGGTTTGTGGGACCGGATACGATCCTACTACATGATCGGTGCATTGGGTGTGGTAAGTCTACGGCTGGCATGGACGATGATCGTTGCCACACTTGCCGTGCGTTGGGCAAGACATTAGTGGAGCGATATCCCCGATGAACACGCGATATTATCACGACCCACCGATCGGATACTTAGTCGTTTGGGGTCCCGGGTCGCACAGGGGCGGTTCGGATTATGAGGGGCGGGCCGCGTGCGTTCCCGGACACCCGGAGTCGTGTTGCACGCAAGGGATAAGCCGAAAGTACCTTGCAATGTGCAAGCGAATCCCCCTCCGGGACGTGCCGCAACAATGGCGAGTTTGGTTAGAACCGCGGTGAGGCTATGCGTACCACGCCCGAATTGACGTGTTTGACAACGTGTCCGTTATGCTCGCAGCGGCACGACTTGACCATCGACGACTTGCGACCGATGACACCGTGGAAGTGGCAGATAGGGTCGAACGGGTCTGTGGTGGTCGAAATGGTGTGTATAGTGTGCGGCGTGGTTTGCCCGCTGCCGGGAAAGGGAGAACAATGAGTAACCACATAGCATTCGACCAGTATGGGAATTGTGCCCAAAATCTAGGGCCATACCCGCGTAAGGCATTGTTGGAACGTGCGGGCCGACAACACGCTCAACGGATATTCGTTGACCTTGTGCCGACCGGAGGTCCGACTTGTAGAATATGTAGGGGGCGAGGTGTATCGTTCTGGGTCGGTCCCGGTTACCGCGGTGAGTACACTTGTCCCCACGGGGTCGGCCACGGAAACTACATCCACGGATGTAGACACGTTGGGTGGGTTATCGGTCGGCAATGGTGGAGGGTGTATCGGATTGAACCGATGGGGGCGGAAGGGGGAAATGATGGCAATGCGTAATTGGTGGATTGAAGCGACAATCGACGGGCGGAAGACTAAGCTCGCGGGCGGACCACAAGCGAAGAATGGGGGATTTACGTTGACCGTGCAGCAACGTAGTAAGGGGAAATCCGTTGAAGTGATGGGGGTGCGGGGGGTTATCGAACCGGATGGGACATTGCACTTGATCCAAAGCGGACCCGAATCAGGGGGAGACTATAGGTCGCAAAGGTAGGGCTGCAACGCGGGTGACGACTCCCACCCGCGACACTAGCCGCTCGGCGGACGCGATGCGACCCCCCTTACGCAACGCGAGAACGCGGGCGGCTACCCCCCCGGGGGCGGGAAGCGGAGTGACGAACCGCAACCCGCCCCTCATCTTTACAAAGGGAACTAAACGATGAAGATTGCAGAGAACAAACGACCCAGAACGCACGTGGGAGGTTCGTTGTCCGCAGCACAAGTGGCAGCGGTGCGGGGAACGATCCTAGCCCATGAATATGCGGCATTTAGTTACCTTGGGAAGCTGCTATGCCCACAATGCCTTGCGAGCCGAACGGAAGCGACCGACGAAAACGCAAAGGGCGTACGGTGGTCAAGCGAGTGTACTCAGACGTACCGATGTACGGGGTGCAATCGCAAGGTTTATGGTCGATAACGCGATCTAGGTCCGTGCTACTCTAAGCGGAGCCGAACGCGGCAAGAGGGGTCGGTGCAATGGGATGGGGTTCAAGACGATCTAGGGTTCGATAAGTGGGGGCTTACGTAGGTAGGGACTTACGTAGGTAGGGACTTAGCGGTCCCTGCCTTTTTTGTTAGGCTAGCCTAATTTTTATCGGACATCTGTGCCGCCCGGGGCGCGCAAAGTACGATAGTGTCGCGCGCGCACAGATCGCATAGTGTTCGCATGTTAGCTAACGTTCGTATAATACGCAATATTCAAGCGTGCGCAGGGCGAGATTAGCGGACCCCCCATCGGCCC